ATGTAGGGAAATTTGCTTTAGGAGTAGTCTAACTATACAATAGTAATAACGATGAATACGAAATAACATACCGGTTAATGGATGCAATAGGAATCGAACCTATATCTTCTACGCGTACTGAAATTCTACCATTGAACTATACATCCTACTTACTAATCAGGTTTTACTAATGTAATTTTAATACTTTTCTTTGTATCAGTACCTACATCCACCTGTTGTTGATCTCTCCAACCTAATTGCTTCAAACTGAATACTGCTAATGTTGAATTGATCTTACCTTTCAAACCTAGTCTCTCTAACATGTACTCCTTAGCATTTACTAGATTCTTTATAGAGGTATCTAATCTTTCGTCATTCTGCTCTAATAATCTGCCATTTAATATCTTACATACATATTCGTAAGACCATCCTTTTTTAACAAATACCTCTTTTAATATAGGTACTTCTTTTTGCTTAACGCATTGTGCTGTATAACTATCTAATGCTCTGCATATTTCATCTACATTATACTTATATTCTCCTTTTCTTGGCATTTTACATTCTCCTCTCTTCTTGTTTGTTTCAGTATATCTTATACATTAAAGAGGGTCATGTAATTTATTTCATTTCTCTTTCAAAAATAGCCATAGCATCCCTCAATCCTTGATTGTATGCTTGTGCAATTTTATATTCTTCTGATTCTTTGATACCTTTGATAGTTGTATCCATCATTTTCATTGACGTAAATATTTCTTTTTTAATTTGATTTATCTTATCCATATTTATCTCCCTAAAAATAAATCATATATCCTACCATACCGGATAATAATTTCCTTTATCATCTTTTATCCAGTAACCTGTACTCCATGTATTTGTTAATGGATCATATACTTTCTTACCTTTTATCATATCTACTTTTACCTTCACTACTTCTTAAGAAATCTTGGTTTCAATGCCAATATTTATTAGTAATATATTCTGTTACAATATTCAATGCTTCAACTACATTGTCTGGCGTAGACCTAAATTCTTTTAATTTGTCTAAAAATCCAAGTACAAAAGCACTAGATTGCTTCGTTATCCATTTTTTTTTCATTAATATTATCCTTTCATAGGAAATGCGAATTTAGTGCCAACTTTCATAATCACAGAGTAAATCTTGTTTGCTGTATTAACTATTCTTCTCCATACATGCAAATTTCGCACATGTACTGACACTTACCACAATGATTAGCATACCACTTTTTCCACTCTTCATGAGATATTTCGTGTGTTACATTTGCCTTTGTCCAATTATCCTGATATGAGAATCCACATGTTTTTGACATATCTTGTTTTGTTTCTGACATAATATTGTTTCCTCCTTTCCATATGAAACACGCATTTACTCTGTTTCTTCTTTCATTGCTACATGAACAATAAGACCTCTAATCTGCATTGCCAAGTCTTTCTGAGTTACTCCACCTCTTGCAAGTAACGTTCCTCTTTTTGCCATTGCATCAACTTCTTTAAGAAGTTCTTTTACATTTACGCATTCTTTCATTTCCTTAATCCTCCAATTATTAACTCAAACATATCTTTCTCACTTTTCATTATGCTTTACCTATATTCTGGGTAATGTAATTAAAATCTTCAAAATCTTTGTAATGTGGATTTACTGTACTTATAGTCAATTCTACATCTCCACCATCCCAAAGTAAAATGTGATCTTCGTTTTCAAACTTACATATCCACCACGAACCTTTTTTGACAATAAATTTATCCAAAGAATTATTTTTTCTCAATTCAAAATCTTTGGTACAAATTCTTACGTCTTTGTTTCCAAAACATTTTTCACACTGATTGTTGCAATTATCACCTAAGATACATTCATAATACCATTCACAAGGTACAAACATATTTTTAGCCCCTTTCTTCTAATGAGGTATGTATTGTTGTACTTCTTTCTCACTTTTCATTATTCATTACCTCAACTAACAATCTCATTACAATCTTGTTCTATTCACTTTAGACTACTTAAGAAATCTAATACATCATCAGGAAAGTCGGAGCTATCTATTTTACTTTTTAACCCCTCATATGATTGTTCAATCTGTTGTAACTTCTGCAGCCATTGTACAAGCTGTTCGCCGACATCTGCACACATTTTACATCTTATCATTCTTTCTCCACCGTCATTCCAAACTGTAGGATTGTTTTCATAGAAGTATTGAACTTTTCTATTTTTAATTACAACTTCTTTTACATTTTTAATTGCTTCTTCTAAAGTCATTTGATTTCTCCTTACATATGTTTAGCCATTTTATTACTTAATTTTACTCTTTTACGTTGTACTTTTCTATGCATTGGTTTGTGATGCATTTTTCTCCAGTTGTTTACTATAAAGTCTGGCATATTACCTTTGCTTCTCTCAACATTAAAGTAAACTTTAACATCCTTTACTGATTTAAGATTTAATTTTGACATTTATTTATCCTCCTTGATGTTTAATATTCTTCTTTGTCTTGATCTTTTACTTACTACTTCAATTATGACTTTGTTTTCAAAGCATATAAACCAATTATTTGGATTAAGACCAAACTTTTGCAATATATTTCTTTGCCTTTCATTAGGTTCTATTATACAATCACCTGCTTTCCATTGATGTTTATTACTTGACATTATTCACATCTATCCATTTTGTAACAAACTTATATAGTACACGACATGAAATAGGGTTCCTCCTTACATAAAATGTTATTATTGTTTATAAGTTATGCCAAGTTGGATAATTGTTCTTAATATTCTAATTTGTCTAATTGTTCCTGCTCATCCATTAGCATTTTATGGAAGTCATCTTTTACTTCCTTCTTTTTCTTATTTTGTTTTTGATATGTTTCTCTAAATTTTCTATTTGAACTTATTTGTTCAATTGCTAGCAATCTCATTTAATTACTCCATTTATAAACAAAAGATCTTTTATCATCTGTAACATCAACCAACTTTTTATTCCATCTTACATAGAACTTCTTTCCATCAGTTAATACTGTTCTATAAACATCATATCCATTTTGCTTTCCTACACATGTTTTGAATTGCGTTCTTTTCATTTTATTTGTCCTCCTAAGCATTTGTTTTATTTATTTTATGATTATATTATATAACAAAAACCATAAAAAGTAAACATTTTTGCTTAAATTTATTAAAGTTTTTTCAAATTGACTTTTCAAATTAAGCCTTTTAAAGCACTTTTTATGGTTTTGTATATATTTTATAAGCCTATCAATAAAAATCATTTCTGATGCATTCTAATGAATCACATTGGTATTTTATTTTATAAGATAAAACAAATAAATAATACATACAGTTATAAATGTTATATCAAATATTCGTTTTACCTTTTCTAAATCAATTTTCATAGCATTCCTTTCCTTTCAAAGTATTCCTGCAAATCGGATAAATAATTAAGAGCTTCATACATATCCTCCGGCTTCATAAGTACCTTATTTGTAGATTTTTCATATCTTACAAGTGGCTTTCTCATAACCGGAATGTTATTGTATTTATTGTGTACGTATTGATCAGCAAAAATAAGTATTGCAATAACAAAGTTAACAATTATCTGAATTGCTATTAGTTCTTTACCATTGATAGATACACCAATAATAGGATTAACTGCAAACAAGACCATAGAAATTGTTTGAAGATTGTTTATCAGTTTTCTTTTTATTCTTTTACATATCAAACTAAATCTTCTAATCATTTTTACCTCCACTAATTTTTTCTTTTATAAATCTTTTTTTCTCTTTAATCATATCATCTTCACGTCTGAAATATGCCTGAAGTTTACACCAATCGCATTTTATTTCTTCTTTCATCAGAAAGCTGCCATTTAATTCCCTGCAAATACCACAATGCCTATTCTTAATATCTTCTTTATTAAGTTTTGCAAACAATGTTACTGTATACAAATAAACACCAGATTCTTCATCGTATCCTTTTTCTATCGTATATGTAACGTTATTGTTTATTTGCTGATCAGATACTACATTCTGTGCTAACCATCCACAGGCTTTTAAATACGTATCTTTAGACTTATTACCTCGAAAAACTTTCTGATACAATTTTGACGCATATATTTCCATCTTTACTTCTCCTTATATGCTTTAATTGCTTCCCTTGCTTTAAGGTCTGCAAGCTCATTTAATGAATTTCCGTCATGTCCTTTTACCTTAGAAAACTTAACAGAAAAATTATTTTCCTTTAAACTTTCCAGCATAATAAGTATTCCTTCCCATTGTGATTTATATTTAATCTCATCACCTGAAAGTCCTACCCAATTATTTGCTTTCCATGTATCTACATATTTTTTTACTCCATTTAAAACATACATAGAATCTGTGATTATTTCTATGTCTTTTAAATGCTTTCTTACTGCATATTCTAATGCATTCAAGACCGCCATTAGTTCCATTTGATTATTTGTCGTGCCTTTTTTTGAACCTAATTTTAATTTTATTCCTTGATGATCTACAATTACTATTGCCCAACCACCGATATCTTTTTCTTTATTCCAAGAACCATCTGTATAGATCCTATATCTCATATTTCCTCCATATATTCAAATAACCACCAACCATAGCTTTCTTTCTACAGTTGGTGGTTTTCCTTACCTATCTATGATCGGAGGATTCATTGGGAATATTAAATGTCCCACTCATCTTCATCCTCATCTTCATCATCTTCCGGCTCAGCTTTCTTTGCAGGCTTTTTTGCAGGTGCCTTCTTTGCGGGTTTCTTCTTTGAAGCAGGCTTCTCATCCTCTTCCTCATCATCCCAGTCGTCGTCTTCTGCTTCAGCCTCTTCCTCGGCCTTCTTTAATGCATCCTTGTAATACTTTGCTGACTTCTTAGGTGCAACCTTAATACCTGCTTTCTTGCATTTCTTGTAAAGTGCTACAGGATCATCCTCTTCATCTTCTGTTTCTTCAGCTTCATCGTTCTTTGCAAGCTTCTTAGCCACTTTCTTTGCTGGTTTCTTAACTTCCTCTTCATCAGCTGCATCATCATCAATCTCTTCATCAGCATCCTGATCGGAAGCTCCATCCTTTAACACTGACTCAATCTTTCTTGCTGTAATATGTGACGGTACTGCACCGATGATCTTAGCTGCACCTACATTCTGACCGATTTCTGCCAATGCTACTGCTGTAAGTGGGAATCTTCTTCCAATATCCTGGATTGCTACCTTATCTGTTCCTTCTGTGATCTTTGCTAATGCCTGTGATAATGTCCAATTTGTTGCCATAATTTTTCTCCTTTTCTTTGCTTGTATGACTTTGCATACATTGTTTTTTGTTGTTTTACTTTTGCTTTCTAGCAATTTATTTATTTTAAATCAAACAATAAATGTCTGATTAGTGGGCTTATTAAAATCCTAATTGCTGTCTTGCTGCCATTGCATATTTTAAACCAAATTGTGTTTTGCTAACAATCTTTCCATTTTCAAGTCTGCATGTATACTCATCACCAAATTTGTTTATTAACTTAAAATTTTTCTCATCCTTGAATACTACTTCAAAATTGTTATTCTTTAATGTTCTCATTTCTTTATCCTCCTGGATGTTTGTGTTTTATTTGTTTTGATGGTTTAATTATATCACAATTTCTGGAAAAGTAAATAGGTTTTTTAAAAATTTTTCAACTTTTTTCAAAAATATTTAATTTTCCCACTCTTCCTCATCACTTTTTTCATTTTCATATTTGTTAATTGCATCATTGATTGCATCCCGAAGATTATAAAGCTCATCAATACTTGCAACATGGATTCCATTTTTAAGGAATACCCTTGTCATCCTTTTACCTTCTTCTACCTCAACCTGCTGGGCTAAAGTAAATCCACATTGAATGTTTTCCTTTGTGTCCTGATTCTCTTTTACACATTCAGAAATCACCAAACGTCTTTTATCTGCAATCTGAGCATTTGATAATTCTAAATACTTCATTTTGGCTGCCATTACTCTTCCTCACTTTCATCATCTTCATCTTCGATGTCTGCTGTAAACATCACAGCAAATTCTTCCTTTGTGATAAGATCATTCATTTTATCAATATCAACAAAGTCATTTAAACTGTTAAACTTCAAAATACTTTCTCCGTCACCATCAAAAGCAACATTTTTAATTCTGAACGAACCAATTTTAAATGGCTTTTCAACTCCCATTTTGATCTGAATAACAACATCATTATTCAGCATCTGCAGTAATTGCACAGAACTTGTCATCTGTGAATACTTACCACTAAGCGTAAGATTTACACTTCCATTTGCTGATACATTATGCCCTTTATATGCATACATTCCTTTTACTCTTGCTTTCATTACAATGCACTCCTTTTCTTATTATATTTTTTACTTTGTTGTTTGTGAAACATTTCCCTTGAACTACCTGATGACTTAATTGACTTATGAGATATAGTCCTAAGGTCATCAGATGCCTCTAAATCAATTCCTAAATGATCTAACCTAGATTCCTTTATTGAACCAGTTAAAATGTATTCTGAGGCATCTTGTAAATCCTCAGGCTTAAGCATTAGCCATACCTCTTCAGTGTTTAAGAATTGAATTGCAAACATTGGAATCTTATGTTCAATCATTGCATTCTTTTCTAATGTTCTAATGTCCTTTTGATTAACTTTTATTGACTGTGCATCTGTGCTCTTAAGCTGACAAATAACATAGTCATTTTGACCATCTTCTTTTTCGATCCATCCACTACCTGAGTTCTTAGTCGGCTTAAGTCCTAAAGACTCCATAACCTCTTGTTCATTCTTGCGATAGAACTTAAAACTACGTGGTTGATTGTTGCTCATCAATTATCGCCGCCTTTGCTACTTTTTCTCCACTTACAAGCAAAACATCAATTCCGTTGATATACTTTATACCAATTGAATTTACTTTAAGTTCATACAATATTTCCTCTTGCTGTAACAATTGGTAATATATATCTGAAGATAGAAGAAAGCAATTTGGTTCTATGCCTGTCTTTACAAACAAGCACTCATATGAGTGCTTCAATTCTTCTAATATTCTTTTACTTGCTTCTATTCTTTTACTTGCTTCATTCATTATCAGCGTCACCATCCTTAAAAAAGTTAATCCATTTATTTAAAGACTCAGAACATTCAGGACACAAATCAAAGTATCTGTCATTATTGTATGATGATTTGCCAACAAAAGCATCTCTAACCATTATTTCAGTATACTGATTTGGATTTAACCGTTCATCTGACTTTATATATGGTTCAAATAATTTGCCACATCGATCACATTTCTTTGCATCTGCCATTTTTACTACCTCCGTATATTCTTATTTGGACTTTTTAACTTTCCCTGATAATTTACTTGTGCTTTCAATGTCTTTCTAAACATCATTTCCATGCAATCAAAGCACAAATGAATTAAATCATTTCCGATCATCATATCGTAAAATTCTTTCTTTTCATCTTTGCTTGATTTACCACAACCGGTACAAACATCATTTTGTTTATTATTAACTCTAATCTTAATTGCTTCTTTCATGTTATCACCTTTCTATGTATTAAACAGACTGGCTGCAATTAAGCAGCCATCTGAATATCCTTTAATGCTTTTGTATATTTGTCATAACCTACAGCATTGAACGTATTGATTGTATCTTTGTCCATTCCTTTGAATACTGAGATTGTAAGTATTGTCTTAAGATCCATACCAGCACTTTCAAGCTTTGTTACCATTGTAATACATCTGTATGAGAATGTTGCCCTGATTCCATTGTTATTTGCAATTGATCTTAAACTATGAACAAAATCAACCAGCTCTTTGTTTCCATTTGAAATTGACATTTCAATATTTTCTGAATAATCAAATTCAATAATTGCAAATCTATCAAGTGTTGCCTGATCAAGAACCATTCTTCCTGAATATAATTCATCCGAACCAGATCCAACTGTGTTTCCTGCAGCTACAAAGTGTACTTTTTCAATATCAACTCTTCCACAAGGAAATTCAAAATAGCCATTTGCAATTGCTGCATTCAGAAGAACCAAAACTTCTGGAATTGACGCATCCATTTCATCTAAGAAAAATATGCAGTCATTTTCATCTGTACATGCTTTATAGAATTCTGTATCATGGAACTTTCCACCTGCATCAATGAAACCTGTCAATTTGTATTCCTGCTGAACTGAATTGCTGAAATAAAAATTCCAACCAAGTTCTTTTGCAATTTGTTCTACTGTGAAATTCTTACCTGATCCAGCTGGACCTGCAAGATAAATTGGAATGTTACACTCTAAACATGTTTTAATCTGATCATATTTTTCGTGTTTTACTTCTGTATTGTTTTTGTTCTCAACATTTACAACTTTCTTTTCTAAAGGTTTTACTTCCTTTATTCTTTTAGAACCGATATATGTTGATGTTTTCTTAATTCCTTTTGTTTCATAAATTACTTTCTGATCAATAACATTCATTGTTGTAAGATCAAAAAATACTTTAACACCAGAAAATACAAATGAATAAATTCTACCATCAAATTCTTTTTCTTTATATGTTCTTCTTGTATAAATGTTCTCATCATTTTCAAACATTACATCAACATAAAACTTTTTCTCAGGATTTTTAACAATAGATTTAATATTTAACATAACCAATATCTCCTTCCTTATTCTTTAAGATTTATTTATTTAATAATTGATTATGTTATTATTATATACCGTTTTTCTGAATTTGTAAATAGGTTTTGCAAAATTTGTTAAAAAATTTTTATGCATATGCAGAACCTATCTACAACCATCTAGAGCAATTATTTGATTAAATCATCCAATGTTAACGTATCTTTGCCTAAGTATAATGCTTCTGCAAAATATTCATTGTCATTTTTATTGTTTTTAATAATATCATTAAATGTTATGCATTTTACAGGAAATCCATAAGATTCATTAAATTGTTTTGTTGTGCATTCAAATGTTTCCATCCATTTAAAAAGAATACGTCTTAAATAACTAGGATGAACCATTGGAAAACTTATTTTTGAAAGATTGAGACGTTCACTTGCATTTTTAATTCTTACTTTATTACAAAGAATTATGTTTTCATTTTTTGACTTTGTAATAAACGTAACATTAAGAATAACTCTATAGCCTTGTTTTTCTAAATTATTAACAAGTTGAAGTACTTTTATAGATTCTTGTTCTATAGTTTCCTTTTTTACACATGCAGAATATGATATATTTTTTGTTATTGTAATTACTTTTTGTTTCTTTGTGACTACTTTCTGATTGATCATATTTGTTGGAATACCTTGCAAATATCTTGGAACTGAACATTGGAAGCCGGCTACATCATAAGTATTTTTAACTGATTTCTCTTTTAATACTTTAAGTTTTAACATTTCATTGAGCTTTTCAGATTCTTCCACCCAACCATGTAATAATAAGTTTTCTGCTTCATTATAATCATTTGTACCTGTGAAGCTAAATCTTCCTGTTTCTGATTGCTTTGATGTCATTTCTGGATTTTGTGATCTTGAATTGATTTTTTGAATAAACTCCGAAATAGAGTTATATTCTTCCATATAGATTTTATAACCATTTGAATTGATTTTAGATAATTTCATTTGCTTTTTACTCCTTTTCTAAGTATTTATTTGATTTACTATAGTCATTATAATACAGAACTATGCAAAAGTAAATAGGTTATTTTAAGAAATTATTATATATCTGTGATGTCATAGAATGACAAATAAGGAACTTTAATATAATAGCTTAATATTTTATTGGCTATAAAATAAAAAGACCTTAGAACTTAATCTAAGGCCTCTATGATATAAATATATTTATTTTATATGACATCTTTGTGGTGTATTATTTGATCTTCTACTTACTTTAGGACGATCAAGATGTTTTAATGCTTTTATAGTATTTTCTTCTTTTTTTCTTTTTTCTGAAATTATTTTATTTTTTGCAACTTCTTCAAGGTAAGCTTCACATATTGTATGACATCCAATTATACGATCTTTACAATCCATGCATACAGATTTGCTATTACCTAAATGGCCATAACTTCCCAAGTCAATGTTCCTCCTTTAATAAGTTGTGATTTCCTACAAAGTAAAACTTGCCAATGCCAATCGAATCAGCAATATTATCATTGTAGGTGTATCTTTCTTCGTTCTTTTCAATTACTCCTTTCTTTTTCTTACCGGCATTGGCTTTTATTTTGTTTTCATATCCTTGCTTTATACACCATAATATTGTAGGCCATTTCTTTGGATCAAAACCATATTTGTTTGCTTTTTCCTTAGATGTACCTATTGATGCTGATTTCCATGCTCTTGTATCAACAGAATAAACTGGAATGCTATACTGATTTGCAGTATCTACAATCATAGCATTTAAAGCACCAATTGACTTAATATAGTCAATATTTATGAATCCTTGGGATTGTAAACGAATGCGTTCAATAATACAGATTATTTTACATTTTTCTTTTATTGACTCATACGTTAACTTTTTGGCATTTAATTTACCAAACACATTTAAAAGTCTTGCTCTCAATGTTTTTCTTTTTATTGTATTGTTTTCAAGGTTTTGCGTAAAACAATCAGTTGCTTGCTTTAACTTACCATCAAACCATACTGAAATACCAGTATCTTTGTATGACTGATCTATTCCTATTACTATTGTATGCATTTTATTATATACCTCTCTGGGCTCATATTTGACATTCTGATGACTTTTACTTGGATGAATGCATATTTTATCATCACAATCTAAACAGTCCAAATAAAGTACAACAGAATGATTTATAGGACATATTCTACTCATATGGTTTTATTCTCCATAATTTAGCAAATTCATTTGTTATCATTACAACACATTTTTCTTTATAATCGTACAAGCAAATTGGATGCGTAAACTTTTCTATGCCTTTACTTTTACCTAAGAATTTGAATTTGCGTTTTTTGTTATTGTACGGATTTATTCCAACAACAATCTGTCCTTTACTTACTTTCATAGTCTAATCCTTCCAAAACCAACATCCCAGCATGCATTCCTCATATTGCAATCCATAGCTTTTTTGCAATCACATGATTTACAATCTTTGCACCTTGGAATCATTTTATGTTCCTGAAGTAGCTTTTCTTTTCTATACTTGACCTCTTCCATACGATCAATATACGGAGAAAGAAAGTCTTCGTCATAATCATAAATAAATAACTTAAAGTCCTGATCATTTTTTGAATCACAAAGAACAAATCCTTTTGTGTAGTCTTTACCGTTCCATGTTCCTTTTTTCATTGCTTCTTGAATACATAAGAACATATAAAGCTGTAATTGTTTCTTTGCACTTGGATGTTCAGTCATTTTCTTAAAGCTAAATGAATTGACTGACTTGATCTCTCCAACCATTACACCATCAAAGAACTCTGGTATTCTACAAACAATGTCTGGCGTATATGATACTTCATATTCAGTATTAAATCTTGTCCGATCCATTGTTTTTGCTTTGCCATATCCTGCGCGAATCAACAGCCTTTGCCACTTCTCATGGATTGCATTTCCTTCCTCAAAGATTCTTAATAATCCTATAGAAGTGTTTTCCTTTTGAACCTGCTTATACAATAAGCTAAGAACCTCCTGCCTTGTACACCATACCTTATCACCAACAATCAATGACGAAGCATGTAAGCCTACACGTTCCTGTGATTCAAGACCTCTTGTCATTACTTGATGTATAAACTTTGTTTCTTCTTCAATATTATGCTCTGTATAGAACATTTTATTAAATATTTTTTCCAATTGTGCTGCATCTGAACTTTGAATTTTTGTTCCATTCTTCACAGCATTACTTTTAATTTCATCAATAATTCCCAACTTTTTCTCCTTAAATATTATAATAGCCGGGAATTTCACCCGGCTTTATTTTTAAAACTACTCATCAATTAAAAATTTGAGTAACCTGTTACTTTACATACTGCAATATCAGATACAAGAAATGATTTTGTCATTCCTTCAGTCATTAGTCTGTAGCTAAAAGCTCTTTCCAAAAGCTCTTCCTTAGAATACTTTCTTAAATTTTTCATTTCAGCTTTAATTGCATCAATATTATTATTAACTGCCTTTTCTCTTGCTTCTGCATATCTCTTTGTCATATTTTTGTCCTCCTGAACATTTAGTTTATTTATTTGTTGATATTATAATAACACATATCTACTCATTTGTAAATAGGTTTTTGCAACTTTTTGCATTTTTTACAGAAATAATCCCTGCATTCTTGATCATTCTTTCACATATAGGACAAGGAGTCGCATCTTCAACCTCTCGCCAATAATCCCAATAATTATTTGATGTAAACTCTTCACCTACAAGATACATTGTTGCTCCGATCATTTCTTTTCTACTTGCTGACAGCATTGCATTTTGTTCTGCATGAACTGAATGACAATCAGAATAATCACCACTATTATGTGGAACATTTAGTCTTTTGCATTTACCTAAATCGCAACAGTTTTCTTCTCCTCTTGGTGATCCATTATAGCCTGTAGCAATGATCTCATCATTTTTTACAATAACACAACCATAATGTCTTTTCAAACAAGTACTTCTTTTTGAAACAGCTAATGCAATTCTAAGATAGTATTCATCCTTGCTTATTCTGCTTATTCTTTTCATTCGCATCTACCTCTTTCCGCTTAGTCTCGCACAAACATGTTCCTTCATCGGGACACATTCCACATCTTGCTATATCTTCCCATTTACCAAAGCATGTTAGCTTATATTCCATCTTACTTTTCCTTCTCTGGAATTGAAATATCAATAAGTTTTCTCTTTCGTTCTTGGGCAATTATCTGGCAACCACAAGATGGACAATCAAATGCATCATACGTGTTACCCTCAGTATGCTTAAATACTGTTGACATTCCAGATTCACCATTATCTCTGGCAATATAATGCTTATCAATTACCGGTACAAATTCACATCCACAAATTTTACATTTAATCATTCTACCTATGCCTCCACTTTCACAACTTCTAAATACTGTTCTTTCCAGTCAAATACATTATTTAAGTCGTATGAACCAAAACCAATATTGTCATATTCTTTGCCAATCTCATGATAAAGTATCTCAAAATATGGTTTTTCTTTTGTTCCTGCAACAATAATCATTGCTTTATCAACTTTTGTTCTTTCCGTGCCAATTGTTGCTATTAACTCTCCCACTTTTCTTTTCCTTTCCATTTTTATTATTATTCAAGTGACTTCCTGCTGCCCAATATTTGCATTTTATTTGCAAACAATGTTCCATCGATGTGCTATCACAAATAGAACACTTCTCTATATTGCTACTCATCATCATCCTCCATAAATTCTTTTGGAACTCTCTTGCCAAACTTTGCTGCTTCTGCAACCATCAATTCTTTTCTAATCTTTTGGACATCATCAAACGAAACGAATCCTCGATCAAAGAAAAGCGGAATCTCGCATTCTCCCATTGGATTGCACACTTTCGACTTGACCACTTTACATTTCATAATCAATCCAACTTTTTTACTAGTTGCACTGTTTCTTGGATCTTTGTTAGGAATCTCAATCCATGCCCTTCTTGCTACCTGAATACGAAGTGAACAAGCATGTTTTAACTTTCTACCTCCCGGAGTATCTGTCTTTTCTCCGAATAACATTGCATTCATTTTATCTCTTACTTGATTTATAAAAATCAATGTCGTTCCGGTGATCTCAATAATTTCTTCTACAGTCGGTAGATATTTGTTCATCAATCTTGCTGTGCCACCAATTCTCTGTTCTTCAATGGAATCTTTCTCAGCAGACTTCAATACTTTTTCCGCATCTTCCTTCGGAACCATGCTTGGTACTGAATCAATGCCAATCAATGGAATACCTGCTTTTGCAAACTGTATTGTTTTATTGAAAGCATCCTCTCCATACTTAGCACGATAAATCAGCATTTGCTTTGGCCTATTCCCAAACACCTTTGCACGTTCTGCATCAAATGTTCCTTCAATTGGAACGTCCAAGCATAACTGATGAAGCCCACACAAATGATAAAGTAATGTAGTTTTGCCTGAACTTTCTGGACCAAAGATCTCAACAACTCTTCCTTCGGGCATACCCCCACCGATAATTGCATCAAGATCTTCAATCCCTGTACTCCATCTCTTAATCTTAAGATTAGCATTTTTACTGCCTATGGTGTAAATTGTTCCTTCACCATTCTTTTTGTTAATATCATTGCATAATTTAATGATCATTTCTTTATTTGTCTTTGCCACTTCTTTCCTCCAATCTAGTTAACCTGTAACTACTTTTGTTTCATTATTAAGATCAATTAACGTTAAAATTGTCTTTTATTAAGTTTCTCACTCATTCTTTTTTCTCCTTAAAATTATTTCACATTAGTAATTTCAGCAACAATCTTGCCATCGTTGATCTCATATTCTGTTCCTGAACGTTTGGCTGTAATTGCCAACATATTTACTGGCATTCTATTTAATACTTCTAAATGCATTTGATCACGATCAATCATTTTATCTATTCCAATAGCCATACTTTTAACAACTCCTTTCATAATATTTATTTACTACTTTACACCATTCCTTATCAGTTATTCCTCCACAATCATACTTTTCTTGTAAATTGCAAAAACATTGTAAAAAGTATCTATCATTATGCCAACCTGGAAATGGTCTGCTTGTAAACCTATCACATTTATAATACTTTTCAAATTTACTGCGATCTACTTTATAACCTCTTCTAAGCATTTCATTTGATACAAGAATTGAATAACTATAAAAATCAGAAATGTCATAATCTAAAATTTTATTTACCAACAAGTGATTTGGTGTACCGTTTGCATAGATATTTCTTGCTATGCAACAGCATTCTCTCCATTGTGATAATAGCTGCTGCCTTGGTAAAACCTCTAACAAATCAATATGCCAAAGTCTCATTTATAATTCACCTCCTAACTCATCTGTAATTTTTGATTTGATTCCTACAAGTCTTAATTCTTCTTGACGAATCTGAGCTTCAATATATGAATCATAAACTACTTTACCATGCTTCCAACTTCTACCAACCTTTACTAATAATCTGTACTTCATATACGTTTATCCTCCTAAATGTTTGTTTGTATTCCTTTTGATAATTCTATTATACCACTTTCTTCGCATTTGTAAATAGTTTTTTATGAATTTCTTAAACTTTTTTCAACTTCTTGTAATGTTTCTGTTAATTCACCAGCATCGCATGAACATTCGAATATTCCTTCGACATATATTTCATAATGTTCGTCCCGCTCATCATAACTTATTCTTTCATTATAATATTTCATACGTATCCTCCTAAACCTTTAGAATGCCTCAAGAATGATTTTATATTTTGACTTATGAAAATATTAAGCAGATTATATTAAATCAATCCTAAAGCATTCTATAAATTCTAATTGGCCCTTGAATAAAGAGCACTATTGTACTTTGTTACTCTCTTAATATAAATCTTTTTATTAAATTCCAAAGCTCCTGCTTCTTTTAATAGTTCAACAACTCGTGATGTTACAGTCCTTGACTTACAACGATCGTAAAAATTATCGAATGAAGTAAATATTCCATGCTTTTTTCTTTCCTCAAGAATATATGAAGCTGCTTTTTCTCCAACTCCTTTAATCTCAGAAAGACCTTGCTGTAAACAATCCTCGCCTTCTACTTTTCTAAGTTTTGCTTTTTCTGAAGAATAATTAACATGAGGAAGAAATACAACAGATCCATCATTTACTGCTTTCGCGCAGAACTTATCATATTCTGAATCATTCTTTGCATATTTAAGCTTTGCAAACCAATAAGCACTCGGCTCATATACTTTGTAAAACATTTCTTCAACACTTATCAAAGAATATCCAACCCCATGTCCTTCATTAAATGTATATGAAATCATTTTTTCAAACAGATCTTCTGCAAAGCTTCTTTCATATCCATTACTTACAGCTCCATCAACAAACTTTCTTTTTAAGTTTTCCTTATTTTCATTATAAGCTTTTTGAGCGGATTCTGTCATATGTCCGCCTTTCATAAGTTTCATGATCTTATCTGCATCTGTCCATTCAAGTCCTCCAATATTAACGCATATTCTTTGAACCTGCTCCTGATATATGATTGTGCCATAAGATTCTTTTGTATACTCCCAATACTCAGAAGATTTTGCTTCCTCAATGTTGTATTTATTTTCAGCATATAAATCTGGCTGCTTCAAACTTAATGGTCCCGGCCTATTCATTGATGATGCAGCTACAATATCTTCAAAACAATCACAATGAATCTTCTCAAGAATATCTCTTGCTGTTTTCTTTTCGAACTGAAATATACCATCACAATTGCCAAGTCTAAAACTCTCAAGAATCTTTTTATCCTTTACAGCTTCATCATAATCAACTATAACTCCTGTGCTTTTTCTTAAATCACCAATTGATTCCATAGTCTTAAGCCCAAGAATGTCAAATTTGATAACGTTAACGGTCTCAATATCAGTCAAGTCATAATTTGTAAATACATCTCCATTCTTGTCAACTTTTAAAGCTACATAATCAAGCAATTCTCCACCTGTTATTGCTACACCAGCTGCATGCGTTCCGATGAATCTTACTTTCTTGTATAACTTGCAAAAATGAATAAGAATATTATCATACTTTTTATTTATCATTTTTGCTTCGGCAGATTCTGTCAAATTATTTATATTTAAGTTTTGATTTTCATCAACATTTGATTGAACAAATGATTTAATATATTGAATTTCCGATTTATTTCTTTTTACTTCCTCATCATCTAAAGTCTTATCTGTTGGAAGTCCACATACTTTAAATAAGTCATTCAAAAGATTGTCTACTTTATAAAGACCATATGAACAAATTCTTGCAGCATGTCCTTCATATTTTTTACATAAATATTCAATTACTTCATGTCGTCTTGACGTTTCGAAATCTAAATCAATATCCGGAAACTTCTTTTTATCTTTCCTTAAGAATCTTCTGAAATCGAGATTAAATAATAAACTATCTACTTCAGTTATTCCTATTGCATATGCTACTAAACAGTTACAAACAGATCCTCTACCTGGACCTACAATAATTTCTCTTTTCTTTGCCCAGTTAACATAGTCTGCAACAATAAGAAAATAATCTTCGAATCCGTGATAATGAATAACTTCAAACTCTTCTTTTACTCTCTTAATATATTCCTTCCTATATTTACCTCTTCTTTTAAGACCTTCAATAATTTTATTTTTTAAAACTTTTGTAGAATCATCTCCCAATTTTGGCAACTTTAATGGCAATTGTTCAAGATAATTATCTTCGCATTTATCTTCAATCTCATCAAGATTCTTTGCCATTTTATTTGCAAGTTTTTTAGCCAACTCATCACCAAAATCATCTTTATGCATTTTATAGAATCTCTTTTGCATTTCAAAAGGCTTTGGCATATATCGTTCAGCATATGTTGCTTCAATGTCTGCAAAATTGTGATTTGCAACTTCATGCATCTTCATGTATGTATCAAAATCTTCTTTTCTACCTCTATGAGAATCCGAAGTTAATATACATTTGATCTTTAATTTCTTTGCCAACTTAATTAACTGAACATTCACATATTCTTGCAATCCTTCTTCTGACACTTTATATGGCTGAATCTCAACGTAAAGATCATCTTCAAAAATGCTTTTTAACTTTCTTAAGTATTTTTCTGCTAAATCATTCTTACCCGCAATTATACATTGCGATGAATAACTTGCTACGCAAGCAGTTGTACAAATCAGCCCTTCATGATATTTTTCCAGTAAATCAAAATCCCATATTGGATTATAGTATTTTTGCTTTTCGCCTTCAAATTGCAATCTGTTCATGTTGCCATATCCTTTTAAGTTCTTAGCAATGACAATCAGATGAAATCCTCTAGTTTGCTGCTTCCATTTTGGCAAAAAGTAGCCTTCGACTCCTAATATAGATTTAATGCCTAAATCTTTACAAGCCATATACGTTTGAATCAATCCATTTGTATTTCCATGATTTGTCGTACATAAAGCATTATATCCATATTCTTTTGCTAAAGCAGCTAACTCTGTAGCTTTACCATACCCGTCAAATGTTGAATATTCATCATGCCTATGTAAATCAAACATTATTTTCCTCCTTATATCTTTCAATTGCTTTATCAAAATCTCTTTTGTACATATGCAATGATCCTGCTATATGTGTATAACTTCCAATTTCCAATCCTAATTCCATTGCCATTCTTACTTGAATACAAGTAAACTGAAAAATATCATACGGAAATCCTAACCATAAGTCATTACTTCTCATATATGTTGTACAGTATAGTTTATTTTCTCTAATTAAAAATTGTAAGCAAACTGTACAGTTTAAATCTTTTGTAGGCTGTTCCAAAGTATTTTTTGGTACCTTAATGTGAATAATTGCCTGCCTACTATTTTTATCTTTAACAAGTAACCGTTTGCAATACTCATACTGATTAAAGTTATATGCCTCTTTAATAATATAACCATAATTACTATTTACTGTTTCTCCATCATCTGACATTCTATCCCAAGCTTTTGTATAATGCTGGATTGCACTCAAACTTGGATTAGCTGACATATACCAAAGCATTTCACCGATAGCATATCTCATTGACAGCTTTCTTACCTGATTAGTCATTATGTTCTTTGTTGGATTTTCCAAAACAGTTATTGCATTTATTATTTCTGATGCAACTTCTCCATCTCTACTTTCTTCTGAGATTTTATTATCTATCATTTGCTTAAACCAAGTAAGCCATACTTCATCTAAAGATTCTCCTTTTACAATTACATTACTTAACATTTACAATTCCTTTCATTATTTGCAAAAATCAATTATATTTTTGGCAAATTTTTCTCTATTACTTTTTATTTCTTTTTTCAATTCAATAATCTTATCTTCCCTTTTACTTTCATCCATATTATCAATAAACTCTATCATTTCATCGTATGATGCAACTTCATAAGAGTTATAAAGTCTATTTTTGTTAAAATCAATATCAACAATTGGTAAACTCCAATTATTTATAGCTTCGACAAATCTTGGTGTAAACCATGAATTATCCCTGTATTCCTTTCTACAAATAATTAAACTAAACTTAAACATTTTCATCAGTAATTGCAATGAACTATAATCTATTCTTTCATCATTTAAGCTATCCTTTATAATGGAAAACGTTCCTTGTTTCATTTCATTGTCTTTTCTAAGATACTCTTTTATCTTATCATCTCTATTATAACTTCCTCCTCCAAAAAAAATCATATCCTTTTGAACTTTTGGCTTTTCGTTGTCTGCATAAAATAATTCCGGCACATATGAATACTTTTGCTCTATATCTATATTATCAAATACAAAGCCAACAGCTTGGTGCAATAATAAATCGCATCTCTTTATTACGTCAACTGACATTTCTTTTAATGATATAGAATCAGTAACAATAAATATCACTTTATATCCTTTATCTTTTTTTCTCTTTATGAGACTTATAATCTTCTCATATTCACTTTCATCTGAAAGATTTCCTCCTACCAAAACAAAGCATTTTCTCAAGCCATTATCTGACAATTTTGCAATTTCACTTTTTATCAAGTTATACTCATAAAAGCCGCCATTCTTATCAAATACTTTATTACAATTTGCTTCTCCAACTTTATATATTAAGTCATTCATTTTTTATCACCCAAAATACTTTCTAATTCTACTTTGACTTTTTCAAGACTTTCATATGTACAATCTATAACTTTGCATTTCGTTCCTTTTCTTACCGATTCAAATAAATCGTTATATTTTGTCAAATCTGCACCATGAAGTTTTGATGAAAATTTTAAGTCAACAGGCTTAACATATATTATCACTGCTTCATCTTTGTATATGCTTTCAATTTTTTTTAAATTATTCAAAGCATCTGATATACAATAATTTCTTTCAAGAACTCCATATACAAAATCAGACCAATAAGATCTATCCAGCAATAAAGTCCCATTTAGCAATTTGCAAATCTCACAAATCTTAATTGCTTTATCGGTCTCGTTATCATTATCCATTTTGTCTAGATTAAACAATTTAGAATCATGCTTAAATATCTTAATGCCAAATGACTTTGACAACATTTCACATAATGTTGTTTTTCCGACTCTGTCAATTCCTTCTACAATTATTAACATGCTAATCACCTCTTACATGAATATTGCATCATCTTTATGCTTATACAAGTCATCCATAAAGTTAATTGGACTTATATATTGCGGCAAACAACTTTTACAATTACTACACTTCAAAGGATATTTAATCGTAAGTCTTCTACTAAATACTTCATTCATATCTTCATTTAACACATTTCCATATGAATACTTTAACTGATCTTTGTAGAAGTTATTCTCGTCGAACAACTTACAACATGGAAATACATTTCCATCTGCATTTATTGCACAAGTTATTCTTGGAATGTAGCAATCAAAGCTTTCTTTTAACTGATCTTCTTTTTCAAAAAAACTTCCAGCATTTGTTACAATATAATTTTCTTCAGAAATTTTCTTCATCATGCCAAAAAATAACTTAATATCATCATTTGACATCATTAAATCATCCCATGTATGCAATAAGTAGAAGTTTAAGTTTAAATCATTTTCTTTACAAAAAGTGTACACTTTTATAACTTGATCTAAGTTCAATCTTCCAACTGTCATACTTAACCTTATCTTTTCTTTTCCATTTTTTTTTCTCAAAACATTTATACTTCTTAAATTTTCTTTTACGACTTCTGATCCATCAACTCCTCTTACTTCTTTATATTTTTCTTTGTCAAATGCATCGAATGAAACGAATAATCTATCTGTCTTTACTAATGCATCTTTAATATGTTCATCTTCTGTAATAAGTGTTGTAATACATGCTGTATGTATTCCAAATCTATTGCAATATTCAATAACTTTATCCAATTCATCATAGCAAACTGGATCTCCTCCTGAAAAAAGAATTGACTCAATCCTATACTTATTATACAAAAAATTTACAATTCTTTTTACATCATCAAGATTAAGCTTATCTTTTGGCCAAGTGTATCTTCTACAACTCTTACATCTGCTTGTACATTCATTTAATAAGTTTATTTGTACACTTATCAACTGATTTTTGAGAATTTTATCGACTTTATACTTTAATTTATTCATTTTTTTATTCTCCTTATAATAGCAAAGGGAAGCACTAGGCCTCCCTTATTCGTTTCATGTTCTCATCCATTTTTTTAGTTAATGCTAATTCAATCTCTTCGGCTGAGATACCGCTGTACATTGCAACGTTAAATAATGTAATGAAGCAATCAGAAAGCTCTTCCAACTTGTTATTTTTATCGAAATGAGTATTACGATAATTCTTCCAACGCTTATCAGATTTTACCAATTCACCCGTCTCTTCCATCAACGCAAGCATATGGTATTTTGCAATCTCAACATTATCCTCTGGAATGTTTTCTACACTTACACCATATCCAAATCTTTCATTGACTTCTTTTTGAAAAGTGACCTGATCATTAAAAAAATCTGTAAATGATTTATTCATCGTCATCCTCCCATTCATCTTCATCAGAATCTTCCTCATCGTCCCAATCATCATGGGCTGCATCATCCTCTTTTAACAGATTGATATAATATTTTGCCGGACGTTTCTTCTGACATTCAATGTCACGATCACAACAAAGATCATAAAGCTCACGTGCTGACATATCTGAATAATCAGATGTATTGTCCTCATCATCCCAGTCATCCTCAGAAGCCTTTTTCTTTTTTGTATTAGGTTTCTTATAACTGTCTTCATAATCATCATCGTCGTCATCCTCGTCATCATCTGATATATCACAAGGAAAAGCCTGATTGAGATACTTAAGCAATGCTTTCTTTGAAAGTGCTTTCGCCTTTTCATTTCTGAACTTATTCTTATCCATCGGGATAATCGTAAAACTTGAAGTTGAACCTTTGCCTGTCTTCTTCAATACATAATCACGATCTGTAATCGTCCCATATGTTTCTGCCATATTTACAAGTGCAGGTATTGCCGAACACTGATTTACTGCCTGCATAAGAATCTTAACTTCCTTTGCATCATAATCATAAACCGAAAATGCAAATTGGCTTCTTGTTCTAAGATCTTCGTCCTCACAATAAGGACAATCTTTGCCAAATACTTCCTGACATGGAACATTTACTCCTTTCTCATAATTGTCATGGAATGGAATTTCAAATCCATCATCAAGCTCCTGTAAGAATCTTACACGCTTCTTTTCATCTGGTCTGAAGTACATAAATTTTCCTTTGCTTGCTCCAGACTTTGCAGCTTCATGCTTCATTTTGTCTAATAAACCCATAATTTTTATTTCCTTTCTACAACTATTGACATATATGCAAGTTGACATATTTAGATATTCTTGAGATATACCTTACCCTTTGACCTCTCCATCCTGCAAAGTACCTTTCCCACCATATGTACCAGCACGATCATACTCTCGGTTTCATCTACTATTCATCTTTACTTCGTCCATGCATTTCATGTTCTTTGTGTTTTATCTTATTCATTGTCTTTCTATACATTTTATTGAATGTCTCTTCTGACATCTCACCTGGGTCTTTTATTCCTTTGAGATATGCAAATCTAACATATTTCTCTTTGAATACACTTTCTAAGTATTTACTTCCTTTAATTCCACATGGATCATTATCCAATGCAGAAACAATATACTTAATATTCTTTTTACTTTTTATCTTTTCAATTTGATGCAATGACATTTTCCAACCTAAGATTGCAACTACATTATCAACACCAAACTGAATGAACTTAAGCCTGTCCATAAATCCTTCAACAACAAATAGAACTTCATTATCTCCGTAGTCTCCAACAAGTGATACTTTACGACGAAATCCTTTGTTGTACAAATACTTTCTTTTCTGTTCAACTTCTGGAATATTTGTCCTGCACACCCATCCTTTAAATCTACCGTTGTCTAACATTGGAAAAATCAATTCATAATTTTTACTGAATGTAATTCTTGCATCGATCTTATTTAATGTACTCGGATTAAACCCTCGTTTCTTCATATAATCACGTACTTCATTTACTTCATCAAAATCACTTTTCTTTCTCCAATTTACTTTTGATAAACCATGGAAGTAATCATGTGCCTCTGCATACATTTGCTTTGAAGTCTTTTTGACTTTTTCCACTCTATGGAAATTTACTTTTCTGCATTTATTTGATTTAAGAATTTCAAAATACTTTCTACATCCTTGAAGATCATTTAATCTATGCAGCTTATGTTCCATTCTTATCACAAATTTTAATGCATCACCAGATTCTTGACAACCAAAACAGTAATAACTTCCTTGCTTTAAATTAACAATCATACTTGGATTTGCATCTTCGTGGAATGGACAAATAATTTTTTGTTCTTCGGAATCTACACTACCAATAAGACCATAGAACCAAAGAACTTTTGCCAATGCATTTTTTTCATTCTTCATTCTCCAGCTCTTTCACATTGATCTTTAAGTAACCCTCTGCTTCTTTCAATTCATAGCATCCGCCAATATCTTCCTTATCAATCTCACCAATCTCAGAAAGCTCATTCATTTTCTGCTGATTAACTTTTTCCTCGACAGTAATAAACTTTTTGAATTCCTTTGGTTTTACACCAGCTTCTTTTAAAAGTTTAATAAGACCTTGCATATTATTCACAATGTACTTCTTTTCAATGAACTGATCTGTTAAATCCTTATCTAACTTTTTCTTAAGTTTTTCAACATCCCAAATAATTGATTTACGAATTATATTTGAAACATGCACTTTACCGAATTCTCTGCTTTTGAAATCTAATTGCGAGTAGTCCTTGGAAAACATATAGTTACGAATACCTAACGAAAGCTTCTTTTTCTGATTGTCATATTCTTGCTTTGCAAATTTGAACTTCTGCTCTAAACGATACAAATCGAGAATCTCAGAAAAAACTTTCTTGTCATTTGTACTACTTTTCTTTACCTGCATCAGCTTTCTTTCCTTTCAACTCATTATAGATTCCTTTTGGCCATCTCGAACCTGTCTTAACCCATCTAATATTTTCAAATGGAATTAAGAACTCTTTACCATATTGAGTCTCACATTTGATCAATCTCTTGACTTTATTGCGGTTTGTAAGCTTTGCAGTGTTTAACTTGTTTGTTTCCGGTTCATAAAAAGCAATCAATGTACCAATCGGAGCAGACAAAATTCTTTCATCCTTAACTTTACGATCAACAACAATTTCATTTTTTTTGATCTGCTCACCAGCTTCGCTAATTGCTTTCTGTGCATCGGCTACATCATCATTTGATTCCATTGCTTTACAAATACTATCAATTAACTCTTTCTTCGAAAGCATTGACTTTCCTTTGTAACGCTTTACACCAAGATCCTTTGCAACCTTTGCTACATTTTCTTTTGTCATGTTTTCTAACTCATTTCTTGTCATTCTTGACATCCTCCTTTAATCTTTAATATTTTATATGTTATGCTCTATCTCCCGACAGTGCAATGAATTTTAATTACAAAACATCTTTTGCACATGGATTACAATAATTTCTATCATTTAATCCTAAGCAAATATATTCATCTCCTCTGAAATCTGTAGTCATCCTAAAAATTCCATTGATTGCACCAGTTACTTCAATTGCCAAATTTTTATGCGAAACTCTTAATACTTTAAAAGTTCTAACTCCTACTTCCATGTTCTTTTTGATTGTTTTGTACTCTTTACCTACTTCAAATTTCATTTTTATTACCTCTCTTTTCTAAGAATTATTTGTTATTTGATTATGTATTTATTATATACCATAAATTTTAATTTGTAAATAGGTTTTTGAAAATTTTTTCAAATTATTTTACAACCACTGGAATTGATTCATAAAACAATCCAGACTGCTTTTTTCTTAAACTTACCTCAGATACCTTTTCAGATTCAAATTCAGAGTATGCTGATTGATTCATAATTATTCTTTCTGGATTCTTACCAGTATGAGACCATACTTCATAACACTTATTTTTAAGTAGTTCATTCCAATCAATTTTTGCCTCAATCTTTGACTTACTAAAGATTTTTCCTTTTGGTGATCTTAAACAGATAAACTTCACTCCATTTAATGACTTACAAATAACTTCCATTTTTATTTTCCTCCTAGATATTTGTTTTTGTTGGCCGGAATTTCACCGGCCATTTTGTTATTTAGTATGCAAGCATATTATAATGTTTTTCTGCTCTTTCTAAATCTTTAAAACTTCTAAAAAATGAATCATATTCATCTTTATCATTATCTCTTGTAAGTACTGCGTAATTTCCATTTTCTTTTTTAATTAAGCATGTTGTATAATCTTCTCCTGAGACTGCCTTTATAAGATTTCCTTTAACGTACTTTGTTGATGTTTTAAATGCTTTCATTTTGTTTCCCTCCTAGGTGTTTACTGATTTATTTGTTAATTCTATTATAACACATCATTTGAAAAAGTAAATAGGAAATTGCAAATTTATTAAAAAAATTTTTAAGCCCATATTTGACTCATATTGACATTTTAATGATTGGATGATTATTTTACCATTAAATAAATTAAAATCATTTCTGAGACATTCTATGACTTTACAACAATATAAAAAGGACGGTATATTTCAACCGTCCCTTAATAATTTACTTATACATTTGCTGCATCATCTTAACTTCTTTCATTGCTTCGATTTCCTGCTCATGCAAATATTCATAGATAGCCAGCATATTTTCAGGAGGAGCGCCATGTTCCTGCTTATACTGATCAATCATCTCGACTACTTGTTTATGAAGCATATCGGCATGCTTTACTTCTTGCTGACTTAAATCATAGAATGTATCAGCAAGATCTCTATTCTCATCTTTATGTGCTAATGCACATTCAACGTACTTCTTAGCATCACCGATCTCTTCGTTGATATACTTTTCAAGTTTCTTAATCATCTTCATATCAATTCCTCCTATTTACTTTTATTTGTTACTGCAGCTACTGCTGCAACTGGAGCCGTTCCGTTGATTGATTTCAAATCATTATTCGGCTGGCAACAAGGATTTCCCAACATCCTGAATAATCCACCTGTCTGATTTGTCTCACAACATGTACAATATTTTGTCCTTGTTCTAACTCCACAAGCAGTTACTTGTCTACAATTCCTTTTCGTTAATGGATACAATTCGGTTCCTGCTCCAATCTGAATATATACTGGAGCACCAATCGTTGTAGTTGTTGGAATCGACTGTGCAATAACAATACAGTACTCCTCGTTATTATTATACGAACCTGCTGGAATTGTAATTACCAAATTTCCATCAGTAAACGCAACTGCTGTACTAATTACTAATTTGTCGCATAATTTACATACATTTTTACAAGCCATAACTTTTTACCTCCTTAAATGACAAAAGGGTGGACTAAGCCACCCTTTAACAAATCAGCCAAGATGGCGAATTAGTAAGAACCACATCCTGAGCAACCACATGCATTTTGAGCTGCATAAGGACTAGCTGTGATATAAGCCGGTCTTGCAACTGGCTGTAACTGGTTAACAAGATATGCATTCTGAGCACACTGGCTATTTGCAAGCTTCTCGTCCTGCAGACGATCTCTCAGATCTTGAATTGTGTTGGTTGTGATCGTATCAATGATCTTCTGAGTGTTCATGTTGTTCGCCTGAATAATATCACAGGTATGCTGTGCATTCTCATAACGAACTGCATCAATGTTGCGGTTTGTCTCACAGCAGCACTGCTGAGCTGCAAAACGACTCTCGTTAATGTTTGCATTAACTGCATTAAAACCGGTACCAAGATCTCTTGCTACGTTCGAAAAGCCGGTCTGCATATTCATGTTTGTGGAATAAAATCCGTCGCACAATCCCTGAGATATAGACTGCTGCGTGTTACGAACTGCATTGTGAAGATCATTGAAGTTGAACTCCTGACACATATCACTTCTTGTTAATGCTCCTTGTGCTCCGTTCCCAAAGCCAAAGCCATTGCCTCCCCATGCCAGTAAGAAGAATAAGAAGAATACCCAAATCCAAGAGTTAGCAAATCCATCATTGCCCTCGTCTCCTCTTAATGCCATAGCATCTGCAATTGATAATCCTGTTGATTCACCCATAATCGTGAACCTCCTTCCTTAAATTATAGTTATAATGTGTTTATATATCAACATCATAGTTTGATGTTCATACCTGTTTGCTGATTGAATGTATTTATTGCATCACTAAGACTGATTCCTTTTTCTTTGCATACATTCTCCATCATCTGCTTCATTCCTTTTTTATTTTTAACTCCACCCATCATCTGCATTGCCATATTCATCTGGGGATTTTGCTTGGCAATATTCATTATCATCTGCTGTGGATTCTTCATGTTACTCATCATTCCGAGCATTTGCATTGGATTTAACATTCTTGCTTCCTCCCATCTTTTTCTTTATCTCATCAATTTGATTTTGGAGATCCTCAATCATACCGAGATAATCCTTTTGCTCTGTCGTTTGTTGTTCCTCCTTAACCGGAACACTGTCAGTTCTATATTCCTTTAATGTTGCAGTGCCATCAAGATTGATCTGTTTAGTATAGATCTTTCCATTAGCAATATCGGGAAAGAAAAATACAGAACCATCAAAATCTATCTGCGCAGCTCTTGCTTCCTCTAAGCTTGTAACCGGTCTACCCTTTAATGAATTACCATTATTTTGTGGCAGCTGTTGATTCCCTTGATATTGATTGTTGTACATCATCTGATTATTGTACTGTGGGTACATCTGCTCCATTTGATTAAGCCTCATTTGTGTTGGTGAATAACCCATATTATTTGCATAACTCTGATACATTATTTACTTCCTCCTTTTCGTCTTTTATATTCTTAATGACCTCAACGTTCATTTGCAATTCTACAAGATTCTTAAGAGGAAGATTAACAATCAAATCTTCAATTGGCTTTTTTGTTTTGACAATATAGATCATTTGCTTTCTCCTCCTTTATTTATTTATAATTTAATTATATATTATGCAAATAATTATAATATATACTGTTTAAATATCTAAAATATATGTAAAATATACTTTTATATACGCAAAAAAAAGAAGTACCACATTTCTGCGGTACTCCCTTTATATGTATTTCCTTATTTTCTTTATTATTCTTTGGTGCATCCTTGCTATTCCTACTTCTGAATATCCCAATTCATCTGCTATCTGATTGAACGTTTTATGCTTTATATAGTACAAACGCATCATCTTTTCTTCTTGCTCAGATAGCATCATCCTATCAATCAACGTCTCAAACTCAAACTTGTCCTTTTCTAAGATTTTATGTTTTATGTTTATATGCTCACTACTCAATTCACATATACCTTCCACAAGTAGGACATCGCTTTTGATTTCCTTTAACTTTCGATTTATTTGAGTTTGAACTTCCTGCATTACTTGACTTGATTCTAGTCCTTTTCCTTACTGTAGTTGTAGTAACTCTTACACGTGCCTTTGCCATTCATCCACCTACTCCCTTTATTCATTATGAACTGCATCATCATTATACATGTCACCATCAGTAACATTGTTAATATTTGCGTTATCTCCACTTGTATTCATATCAGTAGTTGTAGTCGTTGTTGTCGTAGTTTCAAATTGGCTTTCGTACCAAAAGAAACCTATCGTCATACAACATATAATACATGCAAAACAAACCACAACAACCAAAAGCATTTTCCTAAATTGTTTAATCAATTTTTCTTGGCTCTTAGCAGTATCGAGAAGAATTGAATTTAAAGCTGACAACCTCTCGTTTTCTCTTTCTAACTGTTCATCACTCATGTTTGTTAAACACCACCTTTTCTACATTCTTCATTCTTGTTTGTAAGTTCTCAATCGCAATTGCATGCTCTGAAATAATATCGTCTTGATGGTCATTGCGTTGCTTTTGATCCTTCTTTTGTTCATCAAATCCTCTTACAAGATAATCAACTTTTTCCATCAAAGCACCATCTTGTTTTGCTTTCGATAATTGTGCCGATACAAATGTTGCAACACCAATTACACAGCCGATTATACCTACACAACATGTAATTATAGAAATAGGATTCATATACTCACCGCCAATCTACTTATGACAAAAACATTTGTATGATTGGTAAATGTATTTCTTCGTATGCTTGTAACAAAATCTGTCCTGTCGGTGCTGCAACTTTGATACTTACTGCATCTCCATTCATTTCACCACTTACAGCTACGACTGTTGCGCTTCCAGAAACGGAAAGCGTTTCACTATTTACAAATGCATTTTGAAAGCCAATAGAAGATAATCCTGTTATTCGTAATACTTCTCTAGCACTAGAGAGATATACATTACCCGAAGGTCTAAAAGATGCACCTATTAAAAATATTCTATTAGTAGCAAGCCTCAACATTAAACCTTTGTTAATTGTTTGTAAATCCGAATCGTTCCCATCTTCTGAACCCAACTCCGAAAGCTGAAACACTTCATCATCAATTGCATCAATTGCTGAACTAAGAGACGTATATTTATCCGATAACGAAGACGTTTGAATTTTCAGTGAAGATACGTCATTTGTAATAGAACCAATATTCTGACTATTATAGTCGACAGTACGTTGCAAACCTGAAAGATCATCTCGTAAATATTGAACACTAATATTAGTTAACTGAATATTGTTTTCAGCCTTACCTATTCTAGCAGAGTTTGCTGTAATCTTTGACGCGTTTGCATCAATTTTACCTGAATATTGTTTAAGTAAACCATTTACTTTTTCTTGGAATGCCTTGTTGTCAATATCGTTATTCTTTAACATTTTACTAATTTGATCAACAAATCTGTATCCTTCGCTTTTAAATAAGGCATTAAAATCTGCTTTAGGTTCTGAACCAACTGCTTTTTGCGAAACTTTTGTTGTCTGAAATCTATCAGTTACAACATCAATTGTTGCCATTTATCTCACCACCTTTTTATTTATATCCATCATAATTATAACATATTTTGCTTATTTTGTACAACAATTATTTTTCAATTTCTTTTTCGACTTGATATCTCCACTTTTCTGGTACATCATCAAGTTTAAGTTTTTTATCTACCGTAATTCTTCGTACGTAAAACTTTATCAATCTATTAAAAGTTTCCATCATTCACCACCTCCTGCTATCATATCTGCAAGATCTTGAATTGCTCCAGCATTGGACTCATGTCCTGCTTTCAGCTCGTCTATTACTTTTTCAATTTCCGTCTTTATCCGCAATCGAATAGTAACAGTGTATGTTCCATCTTCTGTGCCATCTTCACCAATATTAGGCATATATGAGAATCCTTCATACTTAAGATTCTCATACTCTCCAGAAGTCTGATCGTTATGTGTAAATGTAACCTTTAAGATGTTCTCTTCCGAAAAGGCATCTGTGATTGACTTGATTCCATTAAAGTCTTCCGACCGAATCTGAATATTGCCGAGGCTAGCTCCGTCTGCAATTTCAAAAGTTGTTTTGTTAGCTAAAATAATCTTATCCATAATATCTTCCTTTCTTTAAACATTTTGAAATATAACTGGCATAAAGTTTATTGTCGTACTAGTATAGCCAGAAGGTAGCTGGATTTTGGTATGCAATGTATCTTTTCTTACAGCATTGGTTGTATTTACCATCAAATTGCCTGCACCTTGAATGCTGATGCTTTCTCTATTAAGTGTTGAAACAAGTATATATACTACACTATTAGCTGGAACATTCGCACATACACTCATTGATAACAAACCACCATTTGTGGTCTTGCTAACAGAAACCCGATAGCCGCCGTTGTCTGGGTCCCAAACTGTTTCTGGTGTTAGAATATTGGAAGATCCAACATCAAGTATCATGCCGCCATTCATTGTCATTATATCAGCGATATGTGTATTTGGCATTTTCCTATCATTTATTGCTTTGATCTGAGCTCCAAGGCTGCCTGCTATGTTTGGGTTAGCCTGTCTAGCATCTAAAGCAAAGCCTTCAACTGTCGTAGTTTGGTTGTTTACAATATCATCTTTATCAAGCTTATTTTTTGAGGCATCAAGAATCGCAGCTCCGCTTTCACTTTTCGCATATGTTACCTTTACATTTCCTGGCGAAATAATATTAGTTACACCATCGAATGACTTAAGCCCAGTTACGGGAAACTCCGTATCTTTAGTGATTTTCGTAGTTGAGGTTTGATATGGTGTAAATAATGTTGTGTCTGAGTCATCAAGTGTTACCATTATATCAGAAACTATAGCGTTTATATCAGAGCCGATATCATCATATTGAACTAACACTTTCACGCGATATACATTCCAATCGTAGGCGTCTTTAGGTAATACATCTGCAAAATTCTTTACAAATTTATTATCTGCCGTTAAAACTTGTAAAAAAGTATTTGCTTTATTACTCGTTGTTTTGCAGCTAACCTTTAAATTATGACTATTCTTAAGACAATTCAATAGAAATTCTTCTAAATTTGTATCACTTATAATGAAAGCCATATACTTTTTTTCAGTAGATCCTGATATTTTGACTACGCCTTCCTTAACCACCGTAAATATTACCCCATTATTATTTACTGAAGACATCATATATGGATATTTTAAAATGTTCTTTCCTATCGTCTTAATATCGTATCCGGAATATGGTATAAGTTCATCATTGATAGTTCCTTCATCATCATCTGTAAGCATAATAAAAAATGCCTCATTGTCGAACGTTACGCCTTCGGAGATGTGCAACCTAATCAAGCAAGGTTCGCCATTTCCATCAGGAATTAAATCACCATTATTTTTGCTTGTCCACAGTTCGTTTGCTCCATCGTTATTCTTGCAATATGCGACATATAGCATAGGGTGTGAGTCGTAAATATGTTTTGAATTTGTAAATACTCTTAAGCCCTCAAACATGTTATTGTTGCCGGTTCCATAAGTAGTATAAAGTAGTACCCAAACAGATCTTGTAGTTGTTCCATTTAAAGTTATAGAACCGTCAGAATTAACTGTTACTGTGATTCCAGAATCTTTCAAATCAGCTGGCCGTATAGATAATAGATTAGGATTTAACAAATTCCTCGTAGCATTTGATAATACCAAATTGGCTTCAATGCTGTCATTAAGTGATTTACTAGTCGACGTAGAAAAATCAACATTCATGCTATACTGTTTTGCATCTTTCCATTCACTTCCTTCTTTATATTGCAATGAACCATTTCTGAATCTTATGTTATGAACACCATTTTCATCTGTAACATTTTGTTCTACATGCAATTGAATAGCTTCTGCTGCATTACTTCCTGTTGTAACTGGTAGCTTACCTCCTCCATAAGAAAGCAATTCAGACAATTGACTTTGTTCTTCATCGGTAAGTTTCGAAACAACGTAATCACTTAACTTATAAAGCACCTGTTTTCCTTTGTCTAAAGTTCCTGTTGGTGTTTTATAAATACTTCCTACGCTCTCAGAGTTATATGACAAAATACTGCCAACTCTTTTAATGCAATACCAATAACCATCTACAGAAAGTTCTATGCTATCGCACAACCAATATTTACCATTTGCATCTGTATAATTTGCAACAGCTACATCATCAATAATAAATCCTCTCAAAGGCATTCCAGTTGTTAACTTAGCGCTACTTACATTCTCATTTGTTGCGTCAACTGAATCAAATTCAAGCGCACCAGATTCACCAACACTAATAAATGCATCATTCACCAGCTCAGACTTACCATATATCTGCTTCAAGAATACGTATGCATTCTGTGCATTTTCGGTAAATACAGAACCATCATTTGATGCCAATTCAAACAGATCTGTTTTTAACCCTCTTAATGCAAGCAATTGAAACTGCTTTTTTAACTCTGAAATCTGATTTGCAAGTTTAACTGCTTCCTCATCACTAAGCATTGCTTGAATAGTTTCGTACCATGTATCAAAATCACCCTTTGTATCTGTCATCCACTTTCCAAAGTTAGTTTCTGCAAGAACTGCATAATCATTATATTTCTTTGCAAGATCAGAACTAAACTTATCTGAAGCCGTTACTTGCTTTTCATAATATTGTTCAAATGCATCTGTAAACTGTGCAAAAAGATTCGTTGTATCAATTTGATTTACAACTCCTGCAACATATCCACAATAAGTTCTATCCGGTCTAAGGTCTGTTATATTTGCATCCGAAATAGACAAAACACCTCTTTCAATGTATACGTCTGCAAGACCAAGTTCCCACGTATCAGCATTTCTCGTAAGGTTCTTTGCACTTGGTGTAGCTGCCGGATTCCCTTGTAATATTGCAAGATTGATATATCTTGTCAATGAGTCCCATCGTAATACAACTCTATCAATCCTCGGCAAAGAACCATTTGCTTGTGCAAGTTGCAATTCAAAGTTCTCATCATTCTTATACCAATAACCGTTTATGAATGCATCACCAACCGCCACATTTAACTTCAATTCACCTTTTGATGTTACTTTTAATTGTGTGGCAGGATTGATGTAAACACCGTTTGAAATGAACTTGCTAAAATAATAAGCAAATTGATCTGCATAGTATATTCTATCGTATGTTGTCGAGCCATCGCCTTCAACCATCTCAGCATTAAAAAATCCACTTGTTTCTGCCATTACTATCACCACCTATATTATTCGTTTTATTTTTTTTAGTATCGTTGGAACACTATTCCCAAAAGTTGGTATATAATCGTAACCATTAGCATCATAAACAATTTGCATCTCCGTAATCTGTACATTTAGCATTATTCCTAAGCTTTTGTCAATTACAGTAACATAATCACCATATGTATAATCTTTTCCAAACTGATATATTGTCCTCGCATCTGTTCTTATTTGAGACTCATATGACTCCTCAACTAAAGTTTCTCCCATCTTTTCAAAACCACGATTCGACAATGTTGCATTATACTCCTGCTCAGTCATTTTCTTCTGAACAGTTTCTGTAATATCATTTCCTTCATCATCTTTTGTAATTGCTTCTTCAGAATATTCGGATTGCAAATCCCTTGCATCAACGTAAAGTTCTTTTCGGTAAAAACTAGACACATTCTCACTTCCTACTTTATCTACAACTAAAAATGTCCTTGTTGCATTCTCATTGTTAGATCCATCAGCAGTTTCTCCAGCAACAAGAGCTATATTACGAAAGCTATCATCATTATATTCGTAACTACCTGATACAATATTTTCAAAATCCCTGGAAAAAACAACTGGTTTGTTTCCATCTTTGTTTCCAATTGTCCTGTCTTTCCCTTCCAACATAACAAACTTAAATGGATTTACATTTCTTGGATTAAAATATATTTCAAAGCCAAGGTTGTTTGCTGTTGAAATGTTTTGGACAGAGGTAAGAACTGTATCTCCCGTCTTTTGATACGTTATATGTGGCTTGTTAATGACATATCCTGCATTACCAATTACAAGCCCTTTCATTTTACGCTTAGACTCAGAAGGATTTACGCAATGAATATTGACGATACTTTCAGCTAGTGCAGCTGGTTCTCCAGTCTTAACAAAGCATGGATAAACCCACCGCCAATTCAACATTTCTTTTGCAAGCTTGCCCTTCACAGTTATAGTACCATCATCGGTAGATGAACTTATGTATTGAATAATACCACATACTTCATCTTCTATCCACAAAAAACGATTCTTCTGAATAAGTTTAACATTTTGCTCATTTATTGCGCACTTTAACTCGAAGCTACCTACATCAATGAATTTAAGTGTGTAATTTATCGAAGAATAAATCTCTATAAGACCTAAGCGATTCAATTCGAAATCAAATACTTCCAACCTCATATTTTACTCCTCCGGTATATTATATCTTGCAGACTTGTACTCAATAATAACCTCTGCTCTTTTATAAGATTCATCTCGTACGTTACCACTTGAATACGATCTAAACGTCAATGTATTTATCCCCGTTTGCAACTGTAGCCATTCTGAATCGTAATCAAAATATTGAATATAGTCTTGCTCAATTCCATTAACAAAACCATAAACATGTCTATTCCCTGCATTAGTATCAATTTCAACAACTTCTCCACTATTTAATACTTTGTTTATTCTTATCTTTTTTCCACTATTTACATCAATAATTTCGATGTTATTCACTGTTCCATGTGCATATATCTTAATCTTTATACCTACACTAATACTTCCTTGATTATTTATTGTCGTAAATAAACTTCTTTGCCTATATCCCATTATCAAGCCTTTATTTTTAGGAATTGTCAGAGGAAACATAAATCCACCAAATATTTTACCAATCTCGGGCGTTAATGGATTCGTCAAAATAAACATTGGATAATCACACAATATTTGTATTAAAAATTTGCAGCATACATCATTGTTTTCTGCATATTCTTTACCATACGTAACATTGCTACTAGGTTTACCTGAAATAGAATATTCACCAACGTAAATAGTAACTTGCTCAACCGGATTGATAAGCCTTGATAACGAGTTTTTCTTTTTCTCTATCTCTTCTAACGTTTCACCAATTATCCAGCCATTTATTGATATATCTCTAGTGCCAATTACTGTATTTGTAATATATGCGCCTATCTGAGTTGGATACGAAAATGTATTATGATTAACTGCAACTGTACCCCAATCAATAGCACCTTCATAAATCAAATAATCTGCTTCAGACATATCAAAACTTTTCACAACATTTGTAGCCAAGTTTTTTATCTTTATACTTTCAACCATTTATCTCACCACCTTATCACCACCTTTACAAATTATCAATAATCCATTGCCAACTGCTTTTTAGCTAACTTCATTTGTCTAGCAGCCTCCCTTTCATCAATTGCTTTTGGACTATTGAATATAAATGTATCACCACCAGATGTTTGATTCTTTGCTTCTTCTTTTGTAAGAACCCTTTCACCTTCGTGCAATGTTGCTTGATACCCGTCATATGGAACATACGTCAAACCTTGCCTATGTGAATGACTTACGCTATTTGCCTTTGAATTATAATCCGCAACCTTCGCATTCATCTTGCTCATATACGAACTTACAGTATCTAATATACCACCCAATGTCTTTTCAAGTTTATTTTTACTTTTGTTAATTCCATCAACCAATCCTTTAACTGTTTTTTTACCAGCAATATTTGCACTATCATAAGCATTATTTTTCATCTTCTTTAGCTTCTTTTCATACTGCGTAGCAAGTTTGTCAAGCTTTTTGTATGCTGCCGATTGAGCTTTTGCAATATCGCCTTGTAGTTTATCGTATGCCTCTTTATTTTCACGATCAGCTTCTTCTTTTGCAAGTTTATTTCTTTGTTTCCACAAATCGGCATATTGCTTCAATTGATCAGAAGTCATGGCATTCAACGTTGTCAATTCACCTGTAGCCGCAACACCTTGCTCCCTCAATTCTGTAATCAGACTTTTTGGTAAGATTTTTCTTCCTTCCAATTTTTCCATTTGACCATTGAACTGCTGCAAAGCATCAACCTGAGATTGTAAGTTATCAGTCAAATCTTTTCCAGATTTATCTGTACTAATCTCATACTTGTCGAATAATTTAAACGAAGATAACAGTGCCTCTTTCCTACTTGCAACCTGATCTTTATATGCCTTAGTAAGATCCGTAACTTCATTTTTCAAATCAGAATATACAGTAGTAACTTTTTCTTTGTACTCGCTTTCCATATTCTTAATTTCTTCATTGTACTTTTGCTTTGCTTCTTTGTAGCTCTTATATGCTTCAAGATATGCACTAGATCCTTTTTTTAAATGACCCAATAATGATTGCCAATAAAGAATTTCACCTTCCTCGGAGATTTTGTTATATGTCTGTAAAACATCCAACTTAGTCTTAGCTGCATCCACAATATCTTGCGACACCTCAGAAGCTGCTTTCTTTGCTTCTCCCTTCTTAGCTTTAACACCAGCTATGAGACCATTAACAATGTTATATCCAATTTTCTCCTTCATAACTTTTGACGGAGAATGAATTTGAAAAGCACTCTTAAATCCATCAACGACTCCTCCTGCGAAATCAGATACAGCCTTTTTTGCACTTCCCCATGCATTTTTAATGCCTTTAACGATACCATCAATTATATTCTTACCAATACTAAGCATCTTTCCTGGCAAACTTTTTAAACCATTTATAAGCATATTACCAAACTTCTTTGATGCTTCTCTTGCTTTTTCCGGGAACTCCTTAACAAACTTGATTGCACTTGTTACTACATTTGTCAAAAATGTCGCTACGTTTTTAGGCAAATTTTTAAAGAATTTTACAACATTCTCTACAAATTTTTTACCGGCTTCAGCTCCTTTCTTTGCTACATTGACAGCAAAACTAGCAATTGAACCAGCTACCTTACCAATAATCAGTCCTACATTCCTTGGCAAGTTTTTCATAAAGTTTACAAAATTCTCAGGAAAGTTCTTAACAAAAGTTTCAGCTTTCTTCAATGCATTTGGAAGTGTTTCTGTAAAAAACTTCGCTATAGCATCAATAATTGTCTTTGTAGTGCTCTTTAACTTGTTCCAAAGATTTATCCAAAAATTTCTAAAAGCATCTGACTTATTCCATAACACAACAAATGCTGCAACTAAAGCTGCAATTGCTGCAATTACAATTCCTACCGGACCTGTTAATATTGCCAACTTAGACGCTACTCCAACAATACCTTTAGAAAAACCTTCTAGAACAAGCTCCGCTCCAGTGAATCCTGCTTTCAACATTCCTATTGCCTTTATGCACGGAACTACTGTTGTAGTAAAAAATGTAACAACATTAACTATTGTAGATATAAGCTTTACGACTTTACCTCCGATCATTAACAATGGACCTATTGCTGCGACAATAGCCGCTATTCTAATCAACGTTCTTTTCTGTCCATCATCAAGACCATTTAACCACTCAACAAGTGACTGTAACCATGCAACGAATGATTTAATGTATGGCAATAGCATATCGCCAATTGAAATTGCTAATGATTCCAAAGTTGACTTCAAAATAGTAACTTGTCCATCTAAGTTATCCAACATAGTCTGCGCCATACCAGCTGCTGTACCTTGACCGTTATATGCATCTGAAGCTCCATCAATAGATTTTTTTAACTTTTTATAATCTTCATCTGAAGTATTCAATATAGCAAGCAATCCTGCCATTCCTTCCTTACCGGCTAAAGTAGCGGCATACTTGGCTCTCTCTGCTCCTTCTACTCCATAAGCAGAAGCCATCAAATCTTTCAAAGATTCATTGTAATCTTCATCTTTTATTTTGCCATCAGCCCAGGCATTATTCAACTTAAATAACTGTTTTGTAAATTCATCAGAACTAATGACACCATTTGAAAAATGATCTCTTAATTCATCCATCAATTGTCCTAATGGTTTTACTTTGCCAGAGCTATCTGAGAGACTTATTCCCAATGCATCCATAGCTGCTGCCATATCATCTGTTGGCTTTGCCATATTAGTAAGTAATGTTCTTAAAGAAGTACCAGCAGCAGATGCTTTAATACCACTATTTGCCATCAAGCCTAATGCTGTAGAAACATCTTCAACTGAATATCCCATAGCACCTGCAACCGGACCTACATATTTAAACGATTCACCTAACATTGACACATTTGTATTTGCATTGCTTGATGCAGCTGCTAATACATCTGCAAAATGTGTGGAATCTTTAGCTGACAATCCAAATGCCGTAATTGCATCTGTTACAATATCAGACGTAGTTGCTAAATCCAAACCATCTGCAGCTGAAAGATTCATGATACCATCGATACCATCCATCATGTCTTTCGTTTTCCAACCGGCCATTGCCATGTATGTAAAAGCATCGGCTGCTTCTGAAGCTGAGAATTTTGTCTTGGCGCCCATTTCAATTGCTTTGTCTTTAAGCATAACCATATCACTAGATGTTGCACCAGAAATAGCCTTAACTTTCGACAACCCTTTTTCCAAAGATGATGAGGCTTTAACAGCGGCAGCACCTACGGCAACAAGCGGAGCACTAACTTTTAACGTCATATCTTTTCCGACAGACGTCATAGCTGATCCTACTCCTTTAAGTGCACTACTTACTCCACTAGAACCATTCTTGAATTCATTAACAGATGTTAATGCACTTTTAAAACCTTTTTGAAATTTAGAAGTATCTAAATCCAAATAACCAACTGCTGTACCAAGATTTACTGCCACTCTTTATCACCTCACTTATACCTTTCATATATTTCACTCGGTAACATTCTTTGATTCTTTTTTATTCTTTTTTTACTTTTTTTATCATCATCAATCTTATCAAAGACTGGCTTTTCTTCGTTGTCTATGCGAATTTGAATATATGCACAAGCTTCATCAAAACAATATGCTACATAAGTATCTTCAATTCCCGCAATTTTACTCGGTCGTATCTGATAAAGTTTGCTCAATTGTATCATCGACAATATCTCTTTGCTCCTGACGAAAGGAATCAAGAGCTTTCACCCCATTCTGCGAATAATCAAAAATGAAAATCAACTGTTCATCTGTAAGTTTGATTCCAGCTTCTTTCATTTCATCATACGATGGTTCTACGAATGTGGCTTCACAAAGCTTATCCATAACATCATACAATTTTGACATATTATCTTTGTCAGATACAAACGAACCTGTACCTTCGGCAAACAAATCAGATGCCGAGGAAAGAAGTTCGTTTGGAATCTGCCCAGTTCTCATCATATCCAGTAACGAAGGTCTTTTCAATCTTGCAACGAAATCCTGGCCATCTCCAAAACTTGGCAACTTTACAAGAGATCCTTTCATGTAACCTTTCAAGGTATTTATCGATGTAACTTTTAATTGATCTTTTGCCATTTTTATTTTCTCCTTTTACTACTCTGCAATTGCAGGAAGTTCTTTAACAGTCATAATCGAATATGGTGCCTTTCCTTTTGGTGGAGCACTATCAATTGTGATTGCATTAACATTAAATGTATCATCCTGAGCACCAACACCAAATGGCTGTCCCGTACAATTCGGATAAGAAATCTTCTCATACTGAACAATATCACCAGAGGTATCATATACTGCCGAATAAAGATCAAGGTCAAATACTTCCCCTTTTTCTGCACTTCCTGCAACAGGTGGTTCATACCCTGCAATTCCAAACTCTGTTTTTGTTGTCTGTGTAGAAGTGTGATCGTTATCTGTCCAATAGTACAACGTACCACCCTGAATAATTTTCGCCTGCTCAAAGTTAAATACATTATCTGTTAACGTTAATGTATTACCAGTAACAGTAGTTACAGCTTTCTTCTGGGCAATCAACTTGCCCTTAACAATAAGTTTTACGGCGTCCGTTGTTTCTGTAGCAATTGCAACTTCAACTTGAGACGCTGTATCGAGTGCAAGTTGCTGTTCCGTTTCTCCTTTTGTCCTCATAACAACAAGGCACGCATCAATCATAGCAACTTCTGTACCTCTTTTTGGTTCTGCCATTTTATTATCCTCCTTATCTTAAACTTCTATTTCTAACTGTATAACGATATTCAACAGATTTCATCCACCCATTTATTGAATCATCGTAATATGCTTGTGTTTCATTTCCTGTTGGTATCAACAATGGAAATAATTTATTTTTTGCCGCATTCTTTACTTCATCGGCAAGAATATCTAAATCTGTAAAACGATTTCCAGGAACATAGCATAGTACATCAAGCAAAACTGTTTGTGACGAAAAATTATTAGTTCGTGTTCTACCACCATCCAACAAAACGATATACCGCTCTGTTACATCACCTTTATGGGTATTGGGTACATATGTTTTAAGTCCCGCTTCTTTAAAGCTATCATATGCTTTTTCATATACTGACATTCAACATACCTCCTTAATACCCAATCTTATCGAGTAGATTTGCATAACCTTTCAATACATCATTGCCTTTTAGCTCAATCGTAGGCTTTACGATAGCAAACCTTTTCTCGTGTGCCAACTCTAGCCACAAACCATAATCAACACCATGTGCTAATGTTATCCTTATTCCATTTTCTTTTTTTTCTGTCGTTGCATTCAATGACTTCCTAGCCATTCCTGTTCTATCCGTCCAAGGTGCTTTTTGCTTAGCATACGATTCAAGCATTTTAGCCTGATTTTTTGCATACATTTCTACAGCAGCTTGTGCTTTTTTATCAACTGCTACAATACCATTTTTTAAATTTTCAATGTTCATATCCCATTCAAATTCTGGCATTACTCAAGCACCTCCTCAAGCGATATATCTGCTGCAATATGATAATTTTGAATGTCCAAAACACCAGAAACCTTATATGTTTTTTCGTTTATAACTATCCTATCACCTTGCTTAATTTTATCACCATCTGCGAACAAACATAAAATCATTGGGCTTTTTCTTGTACGTATTACTGTTGCATTTCCACCTGTCGTCTGAATATAAGAATTAGATTCGTGATAAATACCTACAATAACATTTTCATCATCTTCGCCCTCAATTGGCTGTCCAAACTTGTCCAGTGCTTGTCTACTAAATACATACTCAATACCTCTCATATTAAGTTGTACTTGTAAACGATGTAAAAGGAAGTTGGATGCTTTCATATACATCAACCTCCTTTCAATTGCCCTGAATTGTTCTGCCTGTATCTTTGCGCAAGTCTTCTAAAATATTTTGAAGTATCTGCGCAATTTAATCCTGATACATTTAATGTTGTATCTTCTGCCTTTATCAAAAGCATTTGATATAATGTCTTGTTAACATTGCCACCATTTTCTGACAAATAGAACTCTATGTCTCCATCTGCAAAAAATGGACATTCCTCTTCTCTAAGAAGTTTTTTGATACGATCCTGCTTGGAAAGTTCTGCCATATGGCCACCTCCTTACATTACCGCTTTAATAGCTTTCTTTAAAGCACCTACAGTCTTCAGCTCTTTCGTATTGATTCCTTTAGATTCGGCAAACTTCTTAAGCTCACTCATATCCATTTCATCGATTGACTTTTCCATCTCAAGCTCTTCATCAGCCGCATCCCATTCATCCTTTGACTCAAATACCTTCTTGGATTCACCATTAACCTCAGAAGAGGCTTTTGCCTCTCCTTTGGTATTTTCATTAGACAACTTATGAAGCTTACTTTTTGAAGCACCTGAGATCCTCCAGCCAACCTTTTCAAAACTGTTCTTAAATGAACCATACGAAACCTTTGCTTGCTTTCCGTCTCTTTCAATAATTACCATTGCCATGTTATACTACCTCCAAATTAAGCACCAGTAACATCAATGATACCAACATGATCTGCTGTCTCGAACGAAGGCAAATAAATCATAGACACTTTAGTATCAACGTTAACCGGATCAGTTTTCTTTGATGTAGTAACTGCAACACCTGTATCTGTAATTGATACATTAGCAGCAGAACCTGCCATGAGATCTGATTGTTCTGGCGTTGTACCAAACCATCCAGTTCCTAACTTACCCTGTGGAAAGATAACAAATGTATCATCTGCAACATACTGGAACTCGTTTCCTTTCTCGTCCTTTGCTTTCTTGTTGTATACTACAACATCCAACTTTAACTCGTCCATAATGTAATCCATGATCTTCGTATCAGATACTGGTGCTGTAGCATCACTTCCAAGAATTGCCTGACGAATCTCATTATTTTTTCTGATATAACCGAATGTCTTTCTTGAACATACAGCCCTTTCAGGTCGAACGCCAGTCTCGTCTTCAATCAGATCCATAAGATCACGAATATCATCAATGATTGTAGCCGTTGGATCAGACCATGCTTTTGTAGAATCAACCATGTGATTGCTAGGAATACCATAATCATAATCATAATTCTGGCCATTTGCCTTAATGCTGATCTTACCAGTTGTTAGAGCCATCATTCTCATACGCTCACGCTGTGCAGCAGCACCGTCCAAAAGATTGGTTGTATCATTAAATACCTGATTCATAATTGAATCAATATAAGCTTGATTCCCCGTCTCAAGTACCTTATTTAACTCCTGCCGAAGTTCCTCGTCAATATACGTAGATTCTTTGAAAAATGGCATATCCATGTTTAACTTGTCGAATCCGATTCGGTCTCTCTTCTTTGCAGCCACATCATATGCCGATGGTTTTAACACAACCGGTAACCCCTGAGACCCTTTGATCCATTTAATGCTCAAACCTAACTTTTGCTGCGATGGGAATAACTCCTCACCAAGATAAGGTTTTCTGTTTTGAGCTTGCGACTCCCAATAAGCCGTAATTTGATCTGACGTTACTAATTCAAAAATTGTCATCTTTTTACCCCTCCTTTACTACTTGCAGAATGTAATCTTTGTTAGCTTATCTCTAAGTTTTGTTGAATCTGTATTTGCAGTATCAAGCAATGCAACTACATCTGTATCAAGCTTACTCTCATCAATAAAGCCAAATACAATGATACCTCCATTTGCCGTTCCTGCAGTAACATCTACATCGTGTTCTGCAATGCCAACAACAGCATCATCCTTTACTCCTACTGTAAAGGCTTCATCTCTGCTAAGTAATGAGCCCTTAAGCGGTGTTCCTGCTTTTACGATCTTCTTACCATCTGATCCGGCTTCAACTCCAGTTGCTGCAATCATACATGGTAATGCGAAAAATAATTGAGTGTCAATAAGAATTGTCTTTCTCGCAAGACCACTCGTTTTTGTGATACCTGATTGATTTAACATTTTTCAATCCTCCTTCTTAACATTAACTTCTGAAATAACTACTTTTCTTTGTAGCACCATTTCTATTAACCTGTGCTTGACCAAGTCTTTTCCCTATTCCATCTTCATCCTTCTTAGACGATTTATGACGAACACTTGTACCAGTGCCACCTTTTCCACCATTATCGTCACCGTCGTCTGAACCATCGAAAAAACCCTTGTATCGTGGCTGAGTTTTCATCTCGCCAAGAACATCCTCTAATGATTTACCATCTTCAACCTTCATCATTGCGATGGCAACAGCATCATCAACAGCATCCTTCTTTACACCTGCTTGAATAGCTGCTAACTTATTTTCTGCAGCTTCTGCTCTCTTTTCGGCGTCTGACTTGTCATCATTTGCCTGCTGAATCTGTGCCGCCGTTTTCTGCTCCGGAGTTAACTGAGATTCCTGATACTTTCTAAAAGCTTCCAACTGAGCTTTTGCTTCTTTCTCAGACTTAAAACCCATCTCACGGAATGCCGCCGCACGTCCTTGCTTTTTCTCTTTAGCTGCAGTTGCTGTCATGTCAGCTTGTGTAAACTTCTTTTCATTGTCTTTGCTGTCTTTGTCGCCTTCGTCTGAATCATCGTCATGGTCGTCACCATCTGAATCATCATCTTCATTGTCATTGTGATCATCACCGTCATCATCACGATCCTGATCTCCACTTGATGCAAAAAACTGTAAGTTAGTTGCCATTCGTGGTAACGTGTTTTCTAACATGTTCTCAATTGTTCTGTTTTTCATTTTTTATCTCCTTTTCTTCCAGTTAATGTGTTGGTCACAAGTTATCCACTTTTGTTGTTAATCAAGAACCTCACGTGGTATAAGACTCTTGTATTTATCCTTAAGCTTCATTTCATAGCTTATAAGGTCATCCTTAAGATCAATTGCTTCCTTGATTCGAGACTCATTTGGCTTAATGCCTAGTGCCTGTTTTCTTCTTAAACTGGCAAGTATTTTATCGAACTTCTTTTTCTTCTTTTCAACAGCATAATTTACGACTTCTGTTAAATAAGATTTTCCACAATGCATACATTTAAAATATGCAACTTCAATGCCTTTACCTTCAATGTTCACTGTCTTTCTTTTTACCACAATTGATTCTTTATCAAACTTACAATGACAATTATCACAAATGATCACGTTAGCCTTCAATTGCCTACACCTCCTCAAATACTTCAGCAGGAATCTTGTCCTTATATTGATTCAAAAGCATTTGCTGATATTCCGTGTTTTCTAACTTTAATTTTTCAAGCTTATCTTTTCTTTTTTTATAAATAACCGGACGTAACATATAATCTCCAGTTACTTCCATTTTTCTAACAGAATCATAAGCTGTAAAATATGAATCTCTAATTCGTTTTGCTCGATAATTCAACATCCCTACTAACTGAATTGCTCCACATTCAGGACATTTGTAATAAATTATCGCAAAGGTGTCATTACCAATCTTTACCTTTTCTTTCTGCTTGATTTTTACAGTATCAAATAAAAACTCGCTATTACACTCTTTACATATTACTTCAACTTTTTTATTCATCTTTTTTCTCCTTTAAACAAGAATAAGCCGGTATTTCTACCAGCTTGATCTTCTTAATCATTTTATTTTCTATCTCCATAGATTTAATATTTATAATATTTAATTTATGATTATATTATATACCATATTTACGAATTTGTAAACAACTTTTTATTATTTTTTAAATAAATTTGCCATTACATTCACCATAAATTTCAGGCCATAAAACACTTGCTCTTTTGTTTTTGTTGATACATTCAATAATTTGTTTTCGAACAATTTTAGCATCACCATAAGCCTGCATTAGCGGAAATCCTTCATTAAACTTATTCTGATATTTCTCAAGTTCTTTTAAAATCTCACTTGTATTTCCATCATACATTTTATCACCTCCTATTTAGTTTGATTTAATTATAACATATTTAAAACAAAAAGTAAACTACTTTCCTATTTCATTTATGATATTCCAAAACTCTTTGTAAGCATTTGGAAAATATTTTTCTATATATTTTATTGCTCCTTTATCGGCTTGAGCACCACACATATTTGCAAACAATTCAGAAGCAGCTTCTTTTTTTGCATTTCTTCTTTCGTAGTATTCTTGTGAATGATGCCACCATACTTTCACATTTGGTTTAACATTGTTAAGATTTATTCCTTTGCAATGCATTGCTGATATTGCATCTTGAACACCTTTTGAAGAATTATCATTTACCATTTTCCTTAACTCAAGAATATATTCAATTTCTCCATTTTTGCATTTTTCATTCATAATATTCATATCTTTTAGCATTGCATCAACAAATTCTTTTTTATTTGTCCATTTTGAATTAGTTCCTTTTCTTAAATCATCAATTGCATGTCCTATTTCATGGAAAAGTGTTTGCTTTTGATGATTATTTCCACTAAACATCCAAGCTTCTATACTTCCATACGTATATTTTATCTCTTGTTTAGATGACAAATAATAGCTTCCTTCATCATCAAAATCCCAATTTTTTACTTTCTTTTTCATAGCATCTACAAATGCATTTTGAAATTCTCTGCTTGTTCCTTTTAATGTGTTCATATAATTATCAACACTTGCTTGATCCATTTCTAATTCTTTTATAAACTTTGATGCATTTTTTATTTGTCTATCAGAATATTGTTTAATCTTTTCAGCGGCAGATTCAACACCAACTTTCCTTACTGTCTTTTTTAACATCTCAGGAGTATAGCCAAGTGAATAAGCAAATTGATCAATTGCGCCATTCATATTCTTATCACCTACTCCATTATACCAATTGGCTAGATCATTAACAACATCATTTGTGCTTTTTGTTTGAACTATTGTTAGGAAGCATTGACCGTTTGGATGATCTAGTGGTACTTCTCCCTTTGGATATATCCCTGGACCTAATCCATATGAATCGTTTTCCTCCCTTTCAATACATAATGGACAAACTCTATTATTATGACCGGTATTCCATTGATAAGCTTCTACCCACGGATCTTTTGCAGTTGATCTCTCAAAAGCTTCTTGATATGCATGGCTAATCATTGTTCTTGCCAATCTACTGGCATTGTAATCAATTACTTTATTACTACCAGGATAATCTCTTGCCCATTTGTATGTTTTTCTTGCTTCCGGATTTACATAGGCTTCTAAATCTTTGGCAACTTCATATACACCTTTATTTGCCGCAATACCTCTTGCTACGATATTTTGGCAATCCTGTTGTATCTTTTTATTTGTACCCCAAATAGCACTACTTAACGACCAATCACTTTGATACAATTGTCCTGATATTATTGTCTCTACCACATCAGTAGGAATGTTAGAATATTTTCCTGTTATACCGGCAAATCCTAGCTCTTTGGCTCTTTTTATTTCCTCTTCCAATACAGCTTCTGCTGTTTGTGCCATACCGGATTTTATATTTGATTCGATCCTACGATTTACCTTACCAAGTTCATCAGCAAGTTGCTTTTGATATTCATTCAAATACTGTGTTCTAAGTATTGAACTTATATTTGTCTTACCTGAGAGATTTTCTATTCTTCTTGAATATTGATCAGCAATTTCCTGATACATATTTCTAATTTGTCGCAGTTGCTGATTAGTAATTGCCTTACGTGTTTGTTCAGCTTTTGCAAATCTTAAATTGTACATAACCAGCAACCTCCTTCAAATTCATTTATTTATCCCTTAAATGGATTTTTACTTTTTAGCCTTATATTTTATTAGCTTATTACTTAAAATGCCTTATTCGTCATCCTGTGATCCCTCAACAACATCAGGTTCATCCAATTTACTATCATCACCTTCATCATCCAATGACTGATCATCTCTTTCCATTGGAGGAATGTTACCGTAAGAATTACCTGATAGCATTTCCTGTTCCAAAGCAATTTGTTGAAGCTCAGACATTACTTCTTTGTCAGTAAGTTTTCTCCATTTCTTCATATAAGATGACCGGCTCATTGTTTGTGCTGTTACCTCTGCAAGATCAATGTTCTTTTCGTCCTGTTCATCCTCTGGTAAAGCATAATTGTTCATTACCTGAATATCAGTCTCAACAATAGGAAGTTCTTCGTTCGTATAATATGGAACAACCTTTGGATATAATGAAGCACCATCTAAGATACACTTTGCAATAAACTCTGCCGCAGCTCCCCATGTTTGCATCTTCTCGTCACATCTTACGATCAATGGCCAGTAAAGAGCTTTCAATGTTTTACCTGATGTAATCACTCCTTGTAACTTATCAGACTCAATATTTGGAATTGATCCTAAGCTATGCATCTCATTATCTACACGATCCAATGTAGCAGACAAAGCTGCTGAGTAACTCATATTTGATTCCAATTGGCCAACAGAAGCATTCTTCACTTCAACACCATTATCATCTGATTGAATATCCCAAAACGCTCCAGGACCAATTGAAAGGTTGCTTGTTGACCCCGAAGAAGCATCAATAGTATAGCGAACAGGATTCATACTCTTTCTTTCTGCATCAAAATCACTATTTACTAATTTACTGTAATACTTTTCGTACTTGGCATAATCCTCAATTTCTGATTCACCCCTAATGTCATTTGTAAGACCATCATTAAGGATCACTACAGCTGGAATATATTCAAACAATGTGGATCTTGCAGGAACCAATTCTTCAAGCTTGACACCTAAGCCATTATACATAACCTCGTGTACCCAACAATAACCATCATCTGCCATCCAATATGTTTTCTTGCGGATCTTCTTCTCTACATTATTGGATGCCTCAACTTCAACAAAGAAAGCAACGATCTTAGTAAGCATATCAGTTCCGGCCATTTCATAGTAGAACTCTAACGGATTAAGGAAATCAACTGCAATACCTGAGTCCTCATTAAAATTAAGAATACAAGCAACTCTTTTGCCGATGAAACAATCCTTTGCCGCTTTCAATACATTCTTATCAAAGAAGTTTTTCTTCAATACTTTCTGCAAGAAGTTATTCAGTATTGTATTGTTTGCCTTCTGCTCTTCTGTCTCATTCTGATCCTGATTAACGTAGAAATCCATTGGAGTACTAAACATGAACCTTGCTTCTTTATTGATCAATCCTGCTGCCTTTTTGAATCTCAGTTGGCTTGGAATATAATCGCCATTTGTTCCGTCAGTTGTAAAGTCCATACCTTGTTTGTAAATTTGATAGAACTTCTTTATCTTTCCAAGTTCATGGAAGAAATCTTCCCTCAGAGTGCCACTAATATCATCATCCAACACTGCATAAGGAATATCTCTATACGATACGATGTCTCCATCTTCTATCGATGTTGTAATGTTTACATTAGCATCACTCATCGTTTAACTCCTCCTTACTTTAAATACTTCTTGCTTACGAATCCAGTGTACTTACCATACTGAACGAATAACCAAACATCTGAACCAACATTTGTATAGTAGCCGTGACATGCAACACGTGTTCCTTTTGGAATAACAGTAACAATAGGTTTCTTACTTCCTGCTCCTGTCCTAAGATTCAAATTACTTGTTGTTGTATATAAACCATTGTACTTGGAATCCCTATGTCTAGCCGGCTCCGTTGGATTCTTAGAAGCTGTTACAGTATTGTTTGGTTTTGATTTGACATGCTTCACTTCTTTCTTATCATCCCATGTTTCCTTGAACTTTTCTGGTGTACCATACTTCTTCTTCAATTGTATAGCTGTACTACCCCAATCTGGTAACTGGAAATGCGGAAGATCTTTAATCGACTTCCAATCTCCTCCCCATTCAAGACCAAGCTTCTTACCAATTGCTCCTACCTCGTTGAACAGTTTTGTTGCATTGTTGAAAGCATCATCTGACTTTTTGCCATCTTTGTCAACATCCATATCCAAGAAAATGTCAAAAGCAACTCCCCATTGATGCATTGATCTGTAATCTGTACCTTTTGCTTTTGTAACAATTGGACCAGGAACACCATTTCTACCCTTTGCATATAAAGCATTCTGCTCTGCTACTGTTCTTACACACTCACCAATCTTAATCTTGATTCCTACCTTTAAACATTCCTTTTGAAGCTTTACTGCTTTCTTCTTCAACTCTGGATGTAACTGTGATATATTACGCATTTTCTTCTACCTCCGGAATACCTGCTACACTTGTTAAGATACTTACAATACCTGAAATAATAGCACCACTTGCTACCACTCTCCAATCAACACTTTCAATCATTGTAGCCGCTCCGATAATACCAATAGCAGTCTGTGCCATCGTCTTAATAGCTCTTACAGTTGCAGCTTTTACCCATTTAGTTGTGTTCACGTTTGGATTAAATACATTATTCTTCATTCTTTCTTTCCTCCTTAAAATACTTTTTAAGATCATTTGTTACTTTTACCCACTCTTCTTTGAACATAGGTATGAAGTCATTATTGCATGAAAACTTACTTTTCAGATCTATATCACCTTCCATTTACACCACTTCCATTCTTACTATTATTCTTTCTCTCTTTTACATCTGCAACAGTAACATCATCTAATGCATACCATATAGCCGAGAAAGTATGTGGATCAATATTGAACTCATCATAAATCATATTACCATTACTATCCTCTGCATATACAAGATCCTTAAGCTCTCTTATTGTATTCTTACATTTTGGACTACATATGATTTTCTTAAATCGTTTTACTTTCTTTACCTGCTCAAGTCTTGTTATCTTATGGCACTTTGTAAATCCGAATCCCTCATCATGGAAATATTTAATTGATCCCGGCTGTGCACAATCGGCTTTTACTCTCCAATTCTTACTATCAGGATTCCATTCCTCAAGCTTTTCTACCGTTTGTTTATCAGTCAAATGATTCCTGTACCATTCATCATATATATACAATATACTATTCTTAGTATCTACTGCAACTCTTACTAAAGCATTATATGAAGTTTCGAAACCAAAATCAAACCCATTTCTTTTGATAGGTGCAGCAAGTACTGCTCTTTTGAACTCATTTGGATCATCTGCAATAACGAATTGAGGAAGGACTCGCCTACCATTGATACCGAACTTACCTTCCCTTGCTACTCTATATAGGTCAGGATCGTATGTCTTAAGTTCTTCCAGCTTAGCTATATAATCCAATGTTAAGAATGAGTTATCTTCCGGAACACTATGATGATAATATACACCGTTTGGATTGTCCCTGATTATCCTTCGCCTATAAAACTCTTCCTCATTCTGAATCACTACCAACTTTTCTTCACCATTAGTATCTACTTCCTTACGCTCAAAGAAATGTGTGTATATCCAATTTTGTTTATCAACCGGATTAGTTGTCAATAAATAATAGATCTTCAAGAATGGATTTCTAAGTCTTAACTTCAATTCCTTATAAGCACTGTACTTAACCTCAGATGCTTCTTCCATCCAAACAATAGATACATTATTGATAGACTTTACCTTTGTTGGTTTATCCATGCCCTTAAATACAATCCTTGAACCATTCGGGAACATAAACTGTAATGGTGACTTAGAAGCAATCACATACTTTTCCCTGCTTGACTTACTTTTATCTTCTGTAACCAAGCCCATTCCATCTAAGATCTCATATATTAAATCATAGCAGGATTCTTTGATCTGCTCATATGTATCTCTTACAACCAATGCTTTTCTCTTCTCACTTAATAACTTAAGAATTAGCTTTGTTGCTGTTTCATAAGATTTACTACTACCATAAGATCCTACCAACAAATACTCTTGATGATCCCAATCTGTTACATAATCCATAAAGTGCTCATTTACTGTTAACTTTATTTCTTGCTCTATATTCAATTTCTCACTTCCTTTTACTTTGTATTATCCCTTCTTTCTTTTACTTTATTCTAAGGATTTATAACTGGGCTAGTCGGATTCGAACCAACGAATGCGGGAATCAAAATCCCGTGCCTTACCGCTTGGCGAAAGGGCAAAATTGTGATTTATTCTCTGACATATATTCATCACTGCCGCAGTGTACTATTTTTTGTAACCATTTATACGCATTGGTCAGGCACG